AAGCCTAAGACAATCAAAATCAAGTAGTACAATATAAATGTCCCCACACAGGACCTTAGTGATGGATTAGTTACCCATTGGATAGAGACCGTGGCGCAAGTCAGGTGAATTGCCTGTGTGGGGCTTTTAACATATGCTATAATAATTACATGAAACCCATCTACTCAATCCCTCTTAACTCGGCTGAAGATGCGCCGAACTTCTTAGATCAGTTTAAAGGCAAGGTTGGACTATTAGTAAACACAACAGTTGGTTGTGGCAATGCTAACCAAATGGAAATCCTACAATGGCTTCAAGATAAGTATGGTGGAGATGACTTCCAAGTTATTGCTATCCCAACCAATGATTATTGTGGTCCTGGAATTACTCATGGAAAGTGGTCACAAGGAATTACTTGTGGATTAGATTCACAAGAGTATGGAAGAGATGTTTATGGAACTACCTTTCAGTTTTCAGAAATGGTGGCATCAAATCCAAACATGTCTGTAAATGAGCTTAATCCTCATAACGGGGACACAACTGTAAATGGTTTAGGTCAACCAAGACAAGAACCTCATGAACTGTATAAAGAAGTTAAAAACCATATGAATAATATTGCCAATAAAGAAAAAGATTTGGGCATTATAAATAAAAAGGAATACTACTCGTACTGGCTAAACATGGATCAGGCATGTGGTGGTGAGCAAGGCGGAAACTTTGAAAAGTATCTCATTGATAAAGATGGGTACATCTCTAAATGGTATCAGTGCACTGTTTTAAATTATGATTCTGAAAAGGGTGTTAAAGAAGCTGCGGAAAAAGCAGGAATACCTATAGACGTTGGTCCTGGAAGATCTAAGAAAATATTTGAAGAAGAGTATGAAGTGGTTTGTAAAGAAATAGAATCACTAATTGCTGGAAAAAAATCTATTATAAATCCTGAAAATAGTTAAATACAATATATAACTATTATTATGACTGACAAAGAGTTAGCACATTATAATAAACAACAGCTAAAAAAAAGGCTTTCAGATATAAAGGAAGCATCTGGCTGTGCAGACTGTGGAGCAAACAACCCAATAGTCTTAGACTTTGATCATCTTAAAGATAAAAAATATAATGTTTCACGTATGATTCATGATGGATTTTCTTGGGCAGCAATTAAAAAAGAAATAGCCAAGTGTGAAGTTGTGTGTGCTAACTGTCATAGAATAAGGACTCATTATCGTTTGACACACAAAGCCTCCTAGTGCTATAATAGATAGATACCTATAGGAGGGTAAAATGTCAATTAAAGGATCACTAGAAGCAATCATTGAGGTTGCAAAGGCAGAAGTGGGGACCATTGAAGGTCCTAAAGATAATGAAACAAAATATGGAAAGTGGACTGGAATGAATTTTCAGCCATGGTGCCAGTCATTTGTTTCTTGGTGTGCATTCACATCTGGTTTAAATCCAAAGAAGTATCCAAAGTCTGCTTCAACAGTAGCAGCATCAGATTGGTTTAAGAAGAATGAGCGTTGGTCAGATGCCCGTAATGATGATCCAATGCCAGGAGACTGGATCTATTTTGATTTTCCAGATGACGGTGTAAATCGTATTTCACATGTTGGTATTTGCATTAAGAACAACGGCGATGGAACAATCCAAGTAATTGAAGGAAACACTTCAGGAACTGCCAAGGGAGATCAACGCAATGGCGGAATGTGCGTAGAAAAAACTCGTGCATATGTAAAGAATAACAAAAAGAAGTTAATTAACGGAATCGTTGGTTGGGGTCGCCCAGTATATACTGGTGAAGAGAATATTCCACTTCTTAATAAGTTAGCATCAACACCAACACCTGTCAAGGCTGCATCTCCAGATGCTGCTAAGAAGGCTGCAAAGCCATCTGCCAAGAAGTCTTCTGGTGGCGGTGGCGGAAAGACAAATAAGGTAGCACTGTAATGGAGTCTAAAAAAAAGTCATTACTAAAGACTGTTAGTTGGCCTTTCGTACACTTTACTTTTGTAGCTGGAATAATTTATTTTGTTCTAAAGTATTTTACTGGAGAGGCAGAGTGGGAGTATGTTGGTCTGTATGGATTGATGTATCTTTCACTAGAAATGACTTTCTTCTATATTCATGAAAGAATGTGGGCAAGGTTTGGTCGTAAGGTTAAGTAATGCCAGCGTACGAATATGACTGTATGCCTTGTGCAACACGGTATATAAAAGAAAGATCTATCAAAGAAAATGACCCAGGGTATGATTGTGAAGATTGCAATCTACCACTGGTTCGTGTATACTCTAATGTAGGAGCAGTTTTCAACGGTAGTGGTTTTTATTCCACTGATAACAGAAAGTAAGGGTATACTATGAATACAATGGTTACAGAAGAAGAAGTAACAAAAGAATGGGTGTTGAAGCCATCAGATCGTTGTGATTCTTGTGCTGCAGAAGCTTTAGTGAAAGTAACTGGACTGTCTGGTGACTTAATGTTTTGTGGACATCACTATAACAAAATCATGGATAATGCTGAAGGTTATAAGAAAATGATGTCTTTTGCGCTGACAATTCTTGATGAACGAGAAAAACTAGTTAGCTAACAATGAGCAAGTTATTAGAAGACTTTAACTTTAATTTTCTTGGCAACTACGATGTATTGCCAATTAAAGAATATATAAATAGTTTTTCTGATGAATGGTTTATTGATACATCAAGGCAAGATGTTTTTCATGCACACAAAGATACAAATTCTTATTTTATATATAAAACAAATCTTGGTTGGAAGCAAGGAGAATATCTTGTTGTTGAGCAAAAAAGCAATGATAATACATTGCTTGATATGATCAATCCAATTATTACAGATTTAGAATTAAAGCATCATGGAATTAGAAGTAATGTTCTTTTAATAAAGTTAAAAGCAGGTCATAATATTTCTGCACATTCAGATAGCGGAGAATATCTTATTTCTTCAAGAAGGCATCATATACCAATAATTACATCAGATCAAACATTCTTTACTGTTGGATCAGAAAAGATTAATATGGCTGAAGGAGAATGCTGGGAGATTAATAATTCAAGAGTACATGCAGTAGAAAATAATGGCAAAGACGATAGGGTTCATTTGCTTATTGATATAATGCCAAATAAAGAAATGAGAAAAAAATGATTATTCAGATTATTGGTCTCCCTGGCTCTGGTAAAACAGAGTTGGCAAAGGCTCTAAAAGAACGCATAAATGCTATTCATCTTAATGCAGATGAGGTACGTGCAACTGTAAATTCAGATTTAGGTTTCTCTTCTGAAGATAGACTTGAACAATCACGACGCATGGGCGAGATAGCAAGGCTTATATCTAGGCAGGGAGTTGCTCCAGTAATTGTTGACTTTGTATGCCCAACTGATCTTACTCGTGCAGCGTTTGGTAACCCAGATATCTTGGTGTTTATGGACACAATTGCTGAGGGCAGATTTGAAGATACAAATAAAATGTTTGAACGACCAACCAATACAGATGTTTCTTTTATTAGTCACAACTTAGATGCAGAAGCAAAGGCATCTCACATCATTGATAAGTTTAGCCTTCATGATTGGTCAGCTCCAACAACACTAATGCTTGGCCGATACCAACCATGGCATGAAGGACACCATGCTCTTTATAAAGAGGCGGGTAAAAGAACAGACCAGGTTCTTCTTGGTGTACGCAATACATACAATACAAGTGAAAAAGATCCACTTAAGTTTGATCAGGTAAAGGAGTATATTGCCAAGGATGAATTTATGGATGGAGCATTAGTACTAAGACTGCCTAACATTACCAACATTGTATATGGTCGTGATGTAGGATACAAGATTGAACAAGTAGATTTGGGGGCAGACATTCATGCTATTTCGGCTACGCAAAAACGTAAAGAAATGGGTATCTAAAATTTGGAACTCAATTAGTAAAGGACCTAACAATATGGAGTGGCCAGCATGAAAGTAACAAAGGCCAGGTCGTTTGCTAAGGCACTAAGTTATCGTATATGGGGAACACTTTCCTCAGTTGCTGTTGCTTATGTTATTACAAAGAATGCTGCCCTGTCTGTCACAATTGCATTTTGGGAAACGGTAGTTAAAATATTCATCTACTACGCACACGAGCGTGGATGGAATTATATACAATGGGGTAGAAAATGAGCGTAGGTAAGCAGCTATACTTTTTGCACATACCAAAAACTGCTGGAAAATTTATCTCTCATAACATAAAGAATAGTATAAGCAATGATTTTTTATCTTATGTTAGCACTCACTATCCAAATAATAATGAATTTTTACATTCAAAAATTTATATTTCTGCTCATGCTGGAACATACCCAATAGAATTTTTAAAAGATGTTGACACGGCAACAATAGTTAGGGAACCAATAGAGGCAAGAGCAAGCTACTTTAATTTTATATATCCAAGATATTTAAAAAACAGACCTGAGTATACAAGTATAGAAGACAACAAAGAAAAATTTTTATATTATTTGTTTGAAGACAAAAACTTTTTAATTCATAATAATTATCAGAGTAGGTTTATTTGTAACTCTGCTGACCCAAGGTCCTGGGATCCAAAATCTTTTTATACAAAGTATGGATCAGAAATAATGAAAAAATATCATGAAGGTGGTGGATTTGATTGGTTTGTTGGAAATGAAAAAACATCTTTGTCCAATGCAATTGATAATATAAACAGCTTTGAAATAGTAAACACAGTTGAAAATATTAAAGTATTTTGTGGTAAAATTAAGGATTGGTTTTTACTGAATCACGATATTGAAATAAACTTTGATTTTAATACTAAGATTAATGTTGGACCATCTGAGCTAAACAAAGAGAGTGTTTCTTCTGAGTATTTTGTAAGCCTATTAACCCAGGCGGAAAAAGATAGGATTTTAGAACTCAACAGTATAGATTTACAGGTTTACAATTTTGTAAAAAACAAGGAGGCTACAAATGTATGAATACTATGTAAGAAAAGTAGAGAACGTAGTAGATGGAGATACCATTGACGTTCTTATTGATTTAGGATTTGATATTCTATTTCAGTCCCGTGTAAGATTAGCTGGCATTGATACCCCTGAGTCTCGTACAAAGGACCTTAAAGAAAAGGCTCTAGGTCTTGAGTCTAAAGAGTACCTAAAGAAGAACCTTAAGGATGCTAAGTCTGTTGTTATTAAGACAGAGAAGATGGACTCATCTGAGAAGTATGGTCGCATACTGGGCTGGGTATATATCAATGGAGACACAGTATCCTTGAATGATATTATGATTAATGATGGTTATGCATGGGGATACATGGGAGATACTAAAGTTAAAGACTTTGATTTACTTGCAAAAGCTAGAAAGAAGTCTGGAAAATGAGCCACGTCCTTTACTTTACTGCTGAGTGGTGTAACCCTTGTCAGCGTACAAGACCAGTTGCAGAAGAATTAAAAAAAGATGGAGTGATTGATTTTATTTTTGTTGATGCAGATACAGAGATAGAGCTATTAGAAAAGTTTGGCATTAAGTCTATTCCAACATACGTACTCTTGGAAGATGGAAGAGAAATAAAGCGTATGAATGGTGCAAAGACTCGTCAAGAGTTCTTGGACTTTATAGATGTTTGATGATGAGCGTATTAGTGAAATGATAGACTACTTAATTCTTGAAGGTGGAATAGAGGTAGCAGGAGTAGATCCTGATAGTGGAGAAATGCTTTATGCTTTTACACCAAAAGTAAAAGAAATAATGCCAGAGCTTTATGCTGACCATCTTAACTTTGTAAATGCTGAACTAATGGCTCTTTGGGAAAAAGGATATGTAAATATAGATTTATTAATGGAAGACCCAGCAATATCTTTAACTAAAAAATCTTACGATCCAAAAGAAATACAGGCACTTTCTAAACAAGAAAGGTGGTCATTACAAGAACTAAAAAGGGTGATAAATAAAAATGAATAATATAGAAAATACAATTTTTGTTACAATGGCATCATGTGAAGAATACTTTCTTGAGCAAACAATTAAAAGTGCAATGCTGATGGCCAATAAACCAGATAGAATATTCTTTGGTGTATTTAACAACATATTAACAAAAGAGCACTCACTATTAGACAATGATTTTTTTACAAATAATTCAAACATATTCTATGCTGAGATATTCACACCATCACCTATGGGAACTGGTTTTGGAAGAATGAACGCATCTCTTTTATCCACACGTAAACATGATTATGTTTTGCAAATAGATGCACACACAGTATTCACAAAAGATTGGGACTTAAAGCTTATAGAGAATTTTGAAAAAATTGTTGACCATGCTAAAACTGATAGATTGGTTTTAACTGCAATCCCAAGAGGAAACCTATACTATGATACAAAAGATAGAGACACAATGTTTTCTACAGATACTGCACTATCAACAGACGGTAAAAACAAGATAGATCCTTACAACAATAAATATCATGAATTAATAGACTATCATAATACAAAGCCAGAGATTAGGTTTGATGGTTGGCAAGGAAAACATTTTTCCGAATATAATGTTGGTTTACCAATCACATATGGAACACATATTTTTGAGTCCGAGGAGTATGAAGAAGTAAATTGTATACATGCCTCATTGGTATTTTTTAAATATAGCACTATAAGGGAAGTTATGCACGACCCATCAGATTTTTTCAATGGAGATCAAATTAATCATGGATTAAGGCTTTTGTCTAGAGGATATAAAATTTTTGCCATAAAGCATCCCCTTCTTTTAACATTAAATAAGTATCACGAACAAACTCTTCCCAGCGATAAAAATAATGATTTTATAGATCCAGAATGGAATTGGAGAATGAACAAAAATATTAATCAATCTGGCTCAGACTATCAAGGTAGAATGCATGCTGATTCTGAAAAAATATATAAGGAAATATTTAGTGGTGAATATTTAGGTTATTGGGGGGCTCCAGATAAAGAGTCCTTGATGGCTGCTAAAGCAAAAATAGGCTTTACTGAAAAATAACACAGGGATAAAACCAATTAATATAATCAACAATTCTGATATAATCAGTATATGATAAAAGAAGGCGATTTTGTAATGGGCATGACCAAAGAAGGCATGGTTCATGGTAGGGTAGAACACATTATGATAGAGGGTGGAACACTAGGAACCCCTGGTTCTGAGTATGCCCTTGAGTCAATGCCACCAGACAACCCAGCTATGTCTGTCAGGATGTATGAGCAAGAAGACGGTAAGTGGGAAGAGACTGCTTATAGTATTGGGATGATGTATATGGATGCAACAAGACTTGATAGTCTGGAAGGACATGAAATGGATTCAGAAGTTGAAATAGCAATGTATGACGCATCAATTGGCAAGTCTCACTGTTGCCCAGAAAGTACCTCAATTGATAAAGCATATCAAGGTTGTGGATGTGAAACATGCAAAGAATTAGATGTTGATTGTCCAGACTGTCCAGTTTGTAAAGATGAAATGAACAAGCAAGCTCCTTGCTGGGATGGATATGTACAGCGTGGAATGAAGCCAGGAAAAGATGGGAAGAGGGTTCCTAACTGTGTTCCTGCTGCAAAAGCAGACGATCTGTTTGAAGATGACGACACAGTTGAATATGAAACAGATACAGTTTCAAAAGCAGATGGGTACTCACCACCAGCAGGAGCAAGATCTGCAGCTCGTAGAGCAATTAAGTTTAAAGAAGATGGTAAGGCAACTGGTGCAGGAACTGCAGTTGGTTGGACTCGTGCAGGTCAGCTGGCAAGAGGAGAAACTATTTCTCTTAGTACTGTTAAAAGAATGTACTCATACTTCTCACGCCACGAAGTAGATAAGAAGGGCAAAGACTGGGGAAACACAGCTAACCCATCTAATGGATACATAATGTGGCTTGCATGGGGTGGGGATGCAGGTTTCTCATGGTCAAGAGGAATTGTTAATCGTGAAAAAGATAAGGCATTGTTTGCTGACTTTGGTAAGGATTATACAAGAGCAGAATCACTAACTCATATATTTAATACAAAACAAGAGGGTGAAAAGTAATGCCAAAGAAAAAGGCTGGATCTTTTAATGCAACACAGATTAAAGATGGAAAGATTGTGCGCTTAAATAAAAACGGTACAGTTAAATCTATCATTGATAACTATACTGTTAAGCATACTAAAAAGGAAAACTAATGATTACATTGCTTGCTATCAGCTTGACATTGATAGCGGGATGCTCTATAATTGTAATAGCGGTAAAAAGGAGTAAAAAATACTTTGCTAAAGTTGTATATACACAAAGTGATATACACAGCATAGTAAAACACTTTATTCCAAAGGATCTTTTTGATGAACCAAAGCGTCCTTCACAAGCTAGAAAGCATTTGAAGAATAACAGCGTAAGGGTTCTAATGGTTGAAGATCATGCATATTGGGTACATGACAATATGTTTTATGTGGCAGACATTGCTAATGGATTAGTTAATCCAGAAACAGTTAAGCCAGTTGATACAAGCAATATGTCAAATCGGGATATTGATAAGATGCTATTCATTTTGGATAGTTTAAAGAATGGAAATTCTGATGATAGTAGCGGTGCATGGAACAACGGACTTTGATAATTATCAAGTCTTTCTTCGTGCTATGAGTGTTGCTCTTTCTGGAATGAAGACTGGAGATAAAGAGTTCGTAATTTATTCAGCAGGACCAGCAGCAATTAATTCTTTTGCTTCTGAGTTTTGTAATTTGTCTGAAAGAGGAATGAAGTCTCGTGGACGCAAGATTAAGTTACATAAGGTTCCTTCTTCATGGATTGAGGAAAACATGTCTCATGTAAATTATCTTGCTTTTTTAAGCAAGCCTAGGCAGCCTATATCAAAACTTGTTACAATTGCTGAAAAAAATAATGTTGAAGTTGGAATTTTCCGATACTAAGGGGTAAAAATGATAGTAAATAATTTAGAAGCAATGGAAAAAATTGTAGCAAAGAACTACAACCTTCATTGGAATGGCTGGACAGTTGTTGAAACAAAGCAATCTGATATGGCTAAAACAGCAATTAATGGAATCTATCGTAATGGTAAGTGGTTTTTAGCTAAAAACTTTGTACCTGATCGTAATGGGTGGGATATTCCAAATAGATACAAGGTATAGATATGAAACAACACTTATGGAAAGATACTGGTGCCTGTTTTGATTCTGATACTAATTTATTTTTTGATCACTATGAAGATAATGAGCTTGTAAGAGTATCAATAGACACCTTATGCAAGTCTTGCCCTGTTCAAAAAACATGTTTTGCAAATGGCGTGTCAGGAAAAGAGTGGGGAGTATGGGGAGGCATATACTTAGAAAATGGTGAGATATCCAGAGAGTTTAGCAAACATAGAACAAAAGAACAGTGGGGTGAGATGTGGAAATCTCTAACAATGGAGAAGTAGTAACTAGTTTTGAAGCAATCTGTTCAATACTTGGAGACTTGTGGATGGACTATAAGTCTGACAAATACTTTAAAGACTTTATTGAATATAATGATATTGGTTTGCCCATTGCATTTTTAATTGACAATGAACTTGTAGAGCCAAGCAAGCTTGCAAAGCAATATGTATATGAAACGTGGGATATTTTTCTTGCAGCACTAGAAATAAAAGAAGATCTAGGTTGGGAATCACTTGAGGAAGTCTTTAATTTTGTAGATGATGGAAAGAAGGATGTTTAATGTATACAGACTCAATGCGTAGAGCAGCTCACTCTATACTTGCTCCTAAAGGTTTTGGGGTTAATATAATAGACAATGAACATTTCCTTACAATTAAGCTTAATGAGTATGATTTTATATCAATGAGTCATGACGAAAAGATAAAAGCATTGCAATATGTTGTTCAACTAAAAAATGCACTAGAAATGGAAGGTGCAGTTGTGTTAGTATCTAGAGAAGCGGTGAAGTAAATGGAACCAGTAACACTTATATCTGGAGCACTTGTTATAGTTGTTTCAATTATTGCAATAGCTATGACTTTCAAGGTAATCACACTAAGACAAAGAATGAAAGTCTTAGTGGTATCTCTGGCTAGAGTTCAAGACATTTTTAATAGCACAAAGCAAGAAGAGTCTGACAGTGACGTACATAAAGAAAACTTTATTAAATTTTTATCTGATTCACGTGATTGGGCTTATCTTTACATTGAAGATGTTCAAAAAGGTCTAACAAAATTTGTTAACGAGATTGAACCTGAGATAGCATACTTTGATGAATATGGTCTTGTAGGTGAAGCATACCCACACTATCATTCAATGAAAAAAATATCAAAAGAATATCAAGAACTGAAAAAGCTTTTGCCAACGGAGGAAGAACAATGAAAGATATTTTATTATCAACACTAACAGGTTTTGGGTGCGGTGTCGTGTTCGCAGCATTCAAATTGCCAGTACCAGCACCACCAGTTTTTGCGGGAGTCGCAGGAATTATTGGTCTATGGATTGGCTTTACATTACTAACACGAGTAATATCCTAGGAGGAAAAATGAATACAGAACAACTAAAGGCACTACTATCTTCATACGGAAGATCAGTACTTGCATCAGGACTTGCCCTATACATGGCAGGCGTGACAGATCCAAAGGATCTATGGACAGCACTTGTTGCTGCTATCGCACCAGTTGCCATTAGAGCACTCAACCCTAACGACAAGTCATTTGGTATCTTGCCAGATGCTAAGGCTGTAGATGAGGCTCTGAAGGCTGCTAAGGCACCTGTAAAGAAGAAGGCTGCTAAGAAGCCAGTAAAGTAATACAATATATATGGGGGCCAGTCTATTCGTAGGCTGGCCTTCTTTATTATGATAGGATATACTCATGGCTGATTTTGGATCTTTGTGGATAGGCAATCCTTTAAGTAAGGTTGAACAAACAGCTCTTGCTTCATTTATATATTATGGTCATTCCTTTACCCTGTTTGTTTATGACATGGACATGAAGGTTCCAAAAGGTGTAGTAAAAGAAGATGCAAATAAAATAATTCCTGAGTCTGAGATTTTTACAATACAGAATTCATATGGACCGTTTGCTGATATGTTTAGATATACAATGATACAAAAGACAGGACTTACATGGACTGATACAGACTCTATATGTCTTAGGCATAAATGGGATTTTGGAGATTATCTGTTTGGCTATGAAGAAGAGGGACGACTTGCAAACGGCATATTAAGAATGCCACAAGACTCTAACCTTGTTAATATGCTAATAGATAATTCAGTTAATTATGATAAGACAAAGATAGTTTGGTCAGAAATAGGTCCACTACTTGTAACCAAGTGTGCTAAAAAGCTTGGGCTTTTGAGATATGCACAGCAACCAAAGGTTTTCTATCCAATTCATTTTTGGCAATGGAAGAAGATTTGGATGAGTGAACACCTAGAAGAAGTCTTAGAAAAGTGTAAGTATTCACACACACTGCAGATATGGAATCAATTCTTAAATAGAGAAGGCATTGACAAGAACGATCTTCCTAAAGGTTCTGCAATAGAATATTTTTACAACAAGTTTGTTTAAAGATATCCTGTCATATCTTGTTTTTTTGTATGCTGAACAGTTGATGTTGTTGAATATATATTACAAATATTAGCTCTATTGTATTTTATAGCATAAACATTTATATCTTCATTATAAAATAGATAGTGATCAATTGGTCTTGATACTGGAGTTTTTACCATTTCAGTTAATTTTTTAGCACCATCCTTGCTTACAACATAGCATAAGCATGACCATGATTGATAAACCTTACATACATTTTTCTTTCCAATGTCCAGATGCTTTCCATCTTTCTTGTATCTTACGTTGCCAGTTGGAGGAACATAAACTGTGAATACATCCCAGTCCTCTGGAAGTTCGTCTATGTACTCATATAGTTTTTCACTAAAGTCTTTTGAAAGTTGTATATCATCTTCCATTAATATAATATGGTCATAACTAGATTCAGAAAAGTTTTTCCATGCCGTATAGTTACTTGCCCAAATTCCAAGCTCTCCAGGCTTCCAACCTTCACCTAGCCATCCTTTTGGATCAACCTTTATTTGTGCATTTTTATAAAAAGATTTTATGTCGTCTGTGTTTTTAATCATTATTGTTGGCGTATCAAAGTTATCAAAATCTTTTTCCAGTTGTGTGATAGCACGCTTAGTTAGTATATTTCTTTTTTCCATCATAGGAGTATCTTCTTCGTTATGAAATATCTTAAAACAAATATTTGGTTTTCCAACCTTATTATTGAGGCCTTCATTAATATTAAAAAATTGTTCTTTGGGATAAAGTTTACCATTCTTTGCCCACCATTTATTTATATAGTTGCTAGACTTTAAATGAAAGTCTTCATGATTTTTATTTATTGAATTTTTTGGATCTAGTATATGTGTAAATAGTGGCATAGAATATGCTTCACCAAGGTTATACAAAATAACATCTGCTGCTTGATTTTTCAATCCATAATTTTTAAGAACATATTTATCTTCTATCGTATGATCTTTAATAAATGACTCTGCATATTTTCTATTAATAATATAGCATGCAGTTGACCACTCATACGAGCCTCTTGTATTAACGTTATACTTTTCTTTTTTATGAAGACTAAATTTAACTGGCTCATTCTTAATCATTATTAGTTGTACAATATCCCACCTTTTTGGTAGATTATTTATTACATATTGCCAATCCCATGACCAATGCTCAACTGTATCAAAACTAAAGTCATCCTCCATTATAATTGCATAATCACTATCAGAAGTATCAAGCCAATGCTTTATAGTTTTAATATGAGATATCATGCATCCAATTTCTGATGGTTTTAACTTAGGATACTTTCCAGATATTTGATCAGAAAGATCGCTTTTCCTACCATCAACTGCTTCAATAATAGTATAATCAGTTACTCCGTACTTATTAAACTGATCCTCTACATTCTTTAATCTATGAGTGTGGTCTTTAAGATTTATAACATACGCTGGCCCAAACCCTTTAAGCTTACTCATGCTTTAATATCCAAACTTGCTCATCCATAATCAGTATCTGATATTTACCACTATGCTCTTGTAAAAACCTATCTATTCCTGGCTTAGGTCTAAGGTGTTCCTGGTATGTATCATGTTGCCATAGGTAGTCATCAAATGCCATTATCCCATTAATTTTTAGCTTATCCCAGCCAAGTATTGCATCTGTATATACTCCATGTGCAGTATGATCGCCATCTATGTATATAAAATCATAGTGTGATTTCTCAGCGGTATTAAGGAACTCTTCAGAGTACCCTTTAACTTTACATACATTTGTATAAGCAGACATTCTGCTATCATAAAACTGTTCAAGTTCATTCCAGTCAAATTTCTTGTGTGCTTCTTCTTCAGACCCAGACCAGGTATCAACATCAGTAAGCCATGAAGTTGGATCTGTAAGTATATTATCTAACATCCATTCACTAGCATCACCAGTGTACGCACCTATCTGTAGAAAGTCTATGAGTGGTTTACCTGCAAACCTGCGTGGTAAGATTAAATCAAAATATTTAACGGCACTTATATTAAACCAATTTGGATACCCCATGTATATCATTATACACTAGAGACTCTGATATACTAGGCTTATGCCTATTAAAACTATATCACAAGATCAGCTAAATAATGCAAGACTTTTTACAAGCAAAGAAGAATTTGCCAAGCACATACCAAAGGGATCAAGAATACTTGAGATAGGCACACTTGCTGGAGACTATGCAGAAGTACTTATAAAAGAAGTTAATCCAGTCTCTATTGACCTTGTAGACGTGTTTAAAGCCAACGATTGGCCTGACTGCAATAGGTTTAATAAAGCAGGACATTTTGATTTTGTAAAAAATAGATTTAAGAATGTTAAAACTATTACTTATCATAGAGGATATAGTGATGACATTATGCCAACACTTGATAAAAAGTTTGACTATATTTACATTGATGCTAACCATGACTACAATCACTGTAAAACTGATTTAATTAATTCCCTTTTGCTTTTAGCGGAAGATGGAATCATTGGGTTTAACGACTATATAGTAGACCAAGATCATGGAGTAGACTACGGTGTTATTGAAGTTGTGTGTGAATTTTTAGATCAAAACAAAGACTGGGAAGTTATTGGTTTTGCATTACAAGAAAACATGTATGCAGATGTATACATTAAAAAGCGCCCTTAGAAGGATTTGAACCTCCGACCTAACGGGTAGAAACCGTCCGCTCTTCCGCTGAGCTATAAAGGCTTGGTACATCTGGTAGGACTTGAACCTACGGCTCTCTGCATATAAGGCAGGTACTCTAACCAACTGAGTTACAGATGTTTAAAGTTAGGCAGTTTTAGTCATACCCAGGACTTTTGCTAAGCTGAAAGTATCTTTGCTAATGCATTAACTGTTGCTGCAATTCTTCCGATATCACGCAACTGTTCAACTGTATAGCCTTCTTCTTTCAATGTTTCATAGTGTGCTTTAACACAGAAGTGACACTTACCAACAATAGATGAAGCAAGAGAGTATGCCTCAAACTTGCCCTTTGTTGTACCACCATGAGATGCAATTGCATTCATACGAAGTTGTGCTGGTAGTCCAGTTAGGTTAGCATCATCTGCCATTTCTAAGTATGGATACCAAACATTGTTTTGTGCCATGATTGCACCAGCAGTTAATGCTGCATCTCGTTCTACTTGATCAGTTGCACTTGCTGTAATAAAAGCAACAAGCTTGCCATTGCCTGTGGAAAATGCTGCTGCTAAAGCAAGGTATGTAGCATGATCAGGATCAATAGATGATCTATTAATTACTGCATCAAGATTTAACTTAATGTCCTTTGCATACTCTGGAAGGTTTTCCTTAAGCTGATCAACCCAAGACATTATAGAGTCTCTCCTCCAAGAGGTCTATTGCATGCACAAAGCTCTCCTGTTTGTAGTGCATCAAGCACACGAAGAGCCTCATCTGCATTACGACCAACATCAAGATTATTTACTGTAATGTGTTGAATAGTGTTTTCTGGATCAACAATAAATGTTGCACGATATGTAACACCAGATGAATGATGAACACCAAGGTCTCCAGCTAACTGATGTGCTGTGTCTGCAAATGCCCATGAGTTTGTCTTCTTTAGATCATCATGTGCATTTCTCCATGCAACCTTACAGAACTCGTTATCAACTGATCCAGTCATAAGGACTGCATCACGATCATTGAAATCATTTACAAGTGCATCATATGCAACAATTTCTGTTGGGCATACAAATGTAAAGTCCTTTGGATAGAATACAATAATCTTCCATTTGCCTGGAAAAGAATCTTGTGTTAGTACTTCAAATGAGGAATCATCATAAGATAATGCCCCAGGCTTAACTCCAGTAACGGCAAAGTTACCAAGTTTTTCTCCTACAGTTTTCATTTATTCTCCTTATATAAGTAGATCTATAAACAGATCTTGTGCACCAGGTAGGACTTGAACCTACGACGACCAAATTATGAGTTTGGGGCTCTAACCAACTGAGCTACTGGAGCTAATACCACTATTCTTTATCTTGCTTAATACCAATTGTCATTACAAGATATGATACTCCATACCCTGCAAAGAATGCAAATAGTCCAAGTACAAGTGCTTCTGCTATGTTCATTTATTTTCCTTTTCTATTTGTAAATGATCTTTTCTCCAGTGAGAGTACGACTTAAGATATACTACAACATATGCAATTGCCATTGCTATAAATCCATATTGTTTGGTTACTAAAGCATATGTAACCCAAAGAACTTCATTAGCACAAAGTACTAACCAACCCCATATTGTTTTTCTTCCAACAAGAAATATTCCAGTGATGCCTAGTATTGCTAGAACCCATGACCACATTATATAGGTACCCTTTCATTTTGTCCTCTTGCAATTGCAGCACATACTTTAAATGCAGCCTTTGTTCTACGACTCTTCATAAAACCCAAGCCTTGCCAAACAGGAACAGTTGCCTCAATATCTTGAGCAATCTGCTCTCTAATTTCTTTGACTGTAGTGATAACTAGGTCCATAACGTAGGCCTTTTGTTCATCATCTAAGTCTTTAGTCCACCCATTTGTTTCCATATGTCAATCATACCAGAAACTCAGCGGTAATGCAAGTATGGTATGATTATTGTATGTATGAATGCGACCACTGGCTAATACCAATAGTATACGGATATATGTATGGGGAAGTAATTGATAAGGTAGACAATAATGAAGTTGTTTATGGTGGTTCTAGAAAGGTTGCAGGTTCAGCTGACTGGTTTTGTAATAGATGTCTTGAAGATATTTATCTTTAATTATTGTCTATGCCGTTTCTTATTGCCAAACTTAGACTTAACCTCAGCCTTAGCCTGATTAACTATGGCGTTCGTAATGTCTTCAACACTAAACTCTTGGTCAAACTCTGATTCGTTCATCTAAACAACTCCACTCCCACATACCACTTTAAAAAGTATATACCAACTTCCCATTCATTGGCAATAGGATACGCCCAGTTATGTGCATAGACTCCCAAAGAATAGTTAGCAACCTGCTTGCCACGATTAATTTTAATTCTCATTAGTATCCTCCAAGACACTCGTTGCGTGTGTGAAACAGTCTAATCTTTGTCATAATTTTGCGGGATGGAGCAGAAAGATCATCCTTACAAGCAATACACTTATAAGACCATTCCCCAGTAAAGAAATCATGCACATAGCCTTTGGCATTAGCATACTTCTTGGCTACAAAGGTTTGAAATGGATCAGGGATATCGTAATGTTTATTCATTATCAAATTAGCAGTCATCAGCAGTGCTAATTGGAGCACTCTGAGGATTTACATAAGAATTGCCATAAAGAGTATGCCTTGAGTTTGGACCAAGAACTTTGGCAACTCTGTGTGTATAAAACTCTCCACCAGGTATTCCAACTAACATTCCTGACTTTGGTTTTATTTTTATTGGTAAGTTTGCAAACTCTAATTCTCCACCGTCAAAATCATCATTTAGGTATAAGCTAAAAGATATAAGAATGTTACTTTCCAATCCTGGATCATAATGCCAGTACATTGCAAAGTCAATTTTGTCTTTTTGTATCGTCACTTCTGGTGTATTATAAGGCTCAAAGAATGCATGGTTTAAGTTAGTCTGAATTTCTTCATCTGTCATATACTTAAAAGTTTGAAGAGTTGCATGCCTCCTATATCCCTCTGGCAAGACAGACTCAAGTCGTTCCCAAATACCTCCAGGACTAGAAAATACTGGAAGATCTATAGACTTTGAAAATTGATTAGGAAATTCAATCTTTCCTTCATTATCGTATACTGGTAAAACATCTAAAAATTTATTTAAAATGTTTCCATATGGAGAACGCATGGTAGCATACCAACCATTAGGATCATCCGTTTGAACTTTAAACCAGTCTATTTCTTCTTGGGTCAAAAAATTTTCTATAACCCATATTTTTTTGTTATCATCTAAGTATGTTTTTTCCATAGTTTTATAATACCACAACTTTCTTTAAACACCAAATGCTATAGTCGCTCATAGTCTGATGAGTATCCCAGTAGGATATATTTTCTTTTGTCATACCGCATTTATTACATCCCATAATTAATTTTCCCACCCACTTGTATCAATTGTGTAGTATGTTCCCCAACGTTCATAGGGCTTGTTGAACTTAACCCATACCTTACTATGAAATTTGAAACGGTATCCATAATTGCCTTGCTCATCTAAATCAAAAGCTTTAAGCAAACTCCTAGTAGCGATATCACTACAGGCATTACCTATCCACCTAAGAGGAAGTATCTTTGTCCTTTGTATTTTCTGTGACATTCTGAGGAACCCATCTGAGTCTTCCATCTTTATACTCTCTTTCATACCCTAAAGCCTTCCAGTCCATTTTCATAATGCTTGGTTCTTTCATATAATTAGTATATCAACTACAATGTTGTTTGTCAACCCTTTATATTAAAAAATATTTTTTAATGTGTAATTATTCCAAAAATCATATGCCACTTTTTCGTCAGATTCAGAGTGATATTGAACTATATAAGGAGATAAGGAATACCTTGTACCACTAGTAACTGGACTGACCCCATGCTTACAGTACTTTTTTGTTGAGTGCATGATTAAGTCACCAGGTTCTGGTTTAAAGGATATACCTTGTTCTGGATAGTATATATCTCCACCCTCAAAATCGCTAAAATATAAAACTATGCCATAAAGAACACATCTCTTGCCTTCGTTATCACTTATATTTATTTCTGGGTCCCTGACTTTCCAACAATATGGGCAATCATCAGAATGTTCTTCCATACCATTTCCAGTTTTTATTTTTGTTATGCTTGGAGTAAATTCAAGAAACATTTTTTCTAAAGCTAATTCATCCTGAATTTTTTTTAACAGGTCTCCAAATATAGGATTTGAAAATGTTTCAATTGTTGGCTTGTTGAACTGTGCACCATCTATCCATTCTTTTTGATCAAGAATAATGTCTAAATATTGCTTTACTTTTTCTTTTGATAAAAAACCTCTGTAAACATATACTTCATCACCTATTTTTTCCATTGTTGGGAAAAAATGTTCTACATGAAAAGTATCCATTCCTATAGAGTATCCCATTTAAAACTACTTCTATAGTCTTCTAAACCAATAACATTTGGATCAACCCACCAGTCTTCATGAATTTGTCTTACAACTAAGGAGTATCCAAGTGAATCAAGAATCTCTCGTTGTGCATCTCTCATGGCTGTATTTCTCCAGTACATGTTGGAATCATGTTCAAATGTAATAACTGAAAACCTATACTTGTTTAGTGGCACCGCAATTAGTCCATGCAATGTTGTGTAATGGTTACCAGCTGGTCTACCATCCCACTGATACCCAGCATCAATGTCTACCTGAAGATAATCTATTTGTTCTGGAAAGTTATTTTCTTCAAAATAGCTTATATAGTTAAACTTAGTGGCATCTCCTAATATGCATGGATTCTTTCTATTTGCAGATATTTCTTCGTGCAGTTCTGGAACAATCTCAAATGAAACACCTTTCCAGTCAAACTCATTTTCAAGCCTATAGGTATTACTTCCGTTCTTTGAATGAGCAGCACCCAACTCAACGTAGTAACCCTCTTTTTTATTATTAAGTAGTTTTAATACAAACTCTTCTTGCTCGCTTTTGTTTTGCCATCCCTGATTCATTGCGTTACCCCTTTTTTTGGGGGACTTAAGAAGACAGTCCCATTTGTAAATGCTTTTCACATACGTCTGCAACTATGTAGTCTGCATGATTAACCACAACGTCTAGGTATGCAGCCTCTTTGTCACAAAAGAAGCACTTTGTTTTATTCATACCTATATCATACCATAAATGCTATTAGTTGTGTATCAGTTTATTCCAGAAAGCAAAGGCTAAGGGGTCCCACTGATTTCCTTGAAGATCAAGATATGTATTATCTATCCAAAAATCATCTGTAAACCCAGACCCAATGAGTGTATAGTTGTATTTAGCAAGAATTTCTCGTTGTATTTTTTTTACTTTTTCATCAATATCTAATGCTTGGTTTGAGCTTTCTTTGTTTTCTAAAACAATAGTAGAAAATCTATATCTTGACAATGGAAGATTTATTAGTGATAAAAGGTTTGATGCGTCAGTGTCTATTGATAAAAAGTCTATTTGATTTGGAAAGTTATTTTCTTCAAAGTACTTATCCCAGTTAAATGTCGTAGCATCACCCTCTATGCATGGGTTAGACCTAGCTTCGTTATATTTATCTGCATGGTGTTTTTCAATGTCTATTCCTACACCTGTCCATCCAAATTCTTTCTCAAGCATGTATGTATGGTTTCCCTCAACCCAGTGTGATGATCCAATCTCAACATAGGTTCCATTGTCTTTATCACCACAAAATCTTAAAGCAAAAGAATTATTAAGAGATGCATGCTCGTGCTCTACTATCAAGGAAACATGATCAAATGTTTTAAGGGTAAAGGATTCGTTATGATTGTTTGTAATATTAATTTCTATCAATGGCTTTAGGATTGGCTTCATGTATATATAGTATCATACTTATGCTATATGTCAGTATATAAAACATTAGATGAACACTTGGTTAAATGAGCCTATTGTTTGCTAGAATATAGTTTATTTACTATATACTCTTATTATGAGACTTAAACTTATCGTAATAGCAGTCGTTGCTGCTCTATCTATTTCTACCCCTGCTTTTGCAGCAGAAAATATTGTTGGTAATGGAGCATCTTTTCCAGCAAACCTTATTGACGAATGCAGATCATCTTATGCCAAGTCAACAGGTAATGTAGTTACATACTCTCCAAATGGCTCTGGGGCTGGCAAGACATCATCAGACAAGGGCATTGGTGATTTCTGGTTCTCCGATTCAGCACACACTGCAGCAACTAAGAAGCCATCCATCATACACATACCAGTTGTTGCAGCACCTATTGCTGTAATGCATAACCTTCCAGGTAACAGACAGGTTTATCTATCATCAACCACTATTGCTAAGATTTTTGCAGGGGACATAACAATGTGGAATGATCCTGCTATTAAAGCTGATAACAATAGAAAGATTAAAGAAGTTATTTACAGAAAAGATAAGTCTGGTAATCTAGTTAAAGACAAGTATGGCAACCCAGTAGTATTAAGAATAGCAACCAAGAGTATTGTATATACACTTCCCAATCAAAAGATCAAGGTGGTGTTTAGACTTGATAACTCTGGAACAACAAATAACTTTGTTAGATACATGAAGGCATCACTACCAGAGGTTTGGACAAAGCCAGTGTCTGACTCATTCTCAACATCATTTCCAAAGAATATAAATGACATTGGTAACATGGGAAGAATTGTTGGAGCAAACCAGTCACAAGGTGTAGCAACACTTGCATCAAAGACTAAGTACTCTATTACTTATGCAGAAGTTTCCTTTGCTAAGTTCTTTAACTTAAAGGTAGTAAATATAGGTAATGCATCTGGTAACTTCGTTGAGCCAAACAGCGCAAATGTCTCAGCATTCCTTGGAGAAGCCTCTATTGACTCAAATAACATACTTACCTATGACTATTCCACCAAAGAGCCTGGGGCATACCCTCTAGGCATCGTATCCTACCTTCTAGCAGATACAGCAGGCAAGAACAAGGAAGCTGTAAAGGAATGGGCAAAGTATATAGTAAGTCCAGCATGCGTCAGTGCAAAGCCTGAATTAGGTTTCGCACTTATTACGGGCAAATTTTTAGAGTTCGTCAATAAGCAGATCAATCGTCTTTAAAGTTCGGCGGCAAAATAGAGGTAAGCAAACCTTTGAATGCCCTACACGGGCACTATTGGTTACAAACCTTCATATGCTTATATAGACTTTCGTAAGCAAAGCCTTTTCTAAACTCCCATTCTTTCTTGCATACAGGACACACTATGATTCTACTCACCTTTTATAATAATCTTTACAAGGTCTTTTATTAGCCATAAACAAATAAGGGAAAAGCTTGTTGCCATCCCATAAACCCAAAAAGACATTAGCATGTGAAACCAATCGTTAAATACCATGATTCTCCATATATTTTAATCCATTCCCTTTTGCCACACTAAAAGACATTTCTCGCATTGAATGCCTTCTTCACGCATATACCATTTATGTTCACACTTAACAACATAACTCTTACCCATTCCTTTAGCCTTTAATTGTTGTCTAAACTTTCCATTTGGGTCATGTATGTGGCATGTTTGAGCAGGCCAGGCAGCAGTAACATTAGCAAAGCAGGTCTTGCCATTGTTCTTGGTAGCGTAACATTTTTTCATTCTTGAGATATCTTCTTATACTTATCATAGGTTGTATAGCACTTATCACAGGCTACTTCACCACATTGCAATGACCATTCAAACACATGGTCACAGTTATCTCTAATCATGTTCCAGAAGCGGTTGTCTACTTGTCTATCTGATAAAGGTTTCATAACCCTATTGTCTCAGAAAAAAACGGGTAAGTCAAATAAGAAACCATAATCCCTATAGTAAATAACCCCTATAGAAGGATATGCCCATATGCCCAATAGCCTAAGAGCGTGTACCGTTTTTTAGTCTAGGTTCCAGCTAAAGCCTACAGCAGCCCTAGGCATAGAGAAATCTACTCCATGATAGGTCTTAGATGGGATGTATACCAGATCTCCTGGATTTACCTCATATGTCTTATCTTCACAATGCCATGTAGTTGAGCCTATGCACTGCCAATAGAAGTTATCATGTGGATCAAAGTGTTGTGGAATATTACTTAGGTTTGTAGAGAAGTTAACATAAAGAGTACTAATACCCCCATAGGTACCAAACTCGTGAGTGAAAGAGTCTTGTATTTCTTGACTGGCTTTTCCTATAGGACCACTTCCTGATATATAGAAGTAGAAGTTTTGTTTGATCATAACATTACCAATGGTTACACCACCCAAAGATTTATCATACTCACCTGGTTGAGGCATAGTAGGTTCTTTAGCATTAGAGCCTTTGTCTATGTAATCAATGAACTCTTGCCATGATGGAGTGTCTGTGCAGAAATCTTTAATTACCGCAATTTTAGAGTCTTTCTTGTGTTGCTTGATGGTTTCTAGTATCTCAGGAGTTATCATATGTTAATGATAGCACATCTATACGCAATTGAATATAGAAGTGTTATAGTTATCCACAGCTAAACGATAATTTGGATAGCCTAAATTAGTGGTTTTACACATAGTTATCCACAGGTTATCCACATATAAATCTTACTGATATTTTTTATATATGGTTTACATGTACTTTCAATATGTCTAATGGGTTATTGAGCTCTTATACAGATGGGGCCGTAATGTCAACGGCTTTAAAACCTCACATACCAAACCTTCAAACCTTACATCTGGCTTTATCAAACCTTACATCTGGCTTGCATTATATACCCAAACCTCACATTTGTCAAGTATCAAACCTTACAAACCTTATATAAAACCCTATACAAAATCGTCCGAAATGTCCAATAATATTATATAAAGGTTTGATAATATTTAAAAAGATATCAAAAACCAGGAGAAAAGGTTTGATATCGTAATGTCTTATATACTATAGGGATTTAGAGTGGTAGTTGTTCTTGTATATACCGTCCCGCAGAATCACTGACAGGATTATTAGTCACGTTTTGGGCGGGGAACTTAGGAAAGAAACACTTAAGAGTTATAACACTATACAACATACCACATATAGCACCAAAGTCTTTATTGAAGGTTTCTATATCATGTGGTTGATCATGGCGATGAGAGGTTTGTCTAGATAGCTGAGCAAAATGATCTCTTCCCATAAAACCATTATAACATGGTTTGACATATAAGGTTTGATAGGCTACAATCTGGAAAATTTTTTGATTGTTCGTAATGTCTAAATTAGGAGAAAATTTTTGAGCTGTCGTAATGTCTAGAAAATGGGAAATTTTTAGCTCTATCGTAATAAGGTTTGAAAGAAGGTTTCTCGGGCACAACGGCAGGCTCTTGTCAAGCCCACCGCTGCAGCCTTTCTAGAATAGTTTGTAGTTATTGTAGTGATTGTATTGCTCTTGCTTTGTATGTTCCGCTGAGTCTGCAATAGTAATTAAACGATTGTAGATTACATTGGGAGATGACTCTGCAAGATACTGTCCCACCATGTCAAGGTCAAGGCGAAGGTCTGCCAAAACATTAGATAGTTGGATTGCTACCTTTTCTTCTTTGGTTATTAGTTTTCGTCTCATAGTTCTCCCTCAGTTCATTGTATCAAAAAGAAGGGGGGAGCGCAACCCACCACAAATCGCACTCCCCCGTTGCAGCGTCTGCTTATACCGCTGCGTGCTCAGGTAAATATGCTTGGATAAAATTATCCCATTTGACAGGATGGATATCAGTGACTGTATGATTAATTAAATCAATTACCACTGTCTGCTCCCCCAGGTCATAGTTGGTCCCAGTGATTGAATAGATACCAAACCCTGTTTCTTCTAGAATGCTATCTTGCATAAGGTAACTAATCATCATACGTGTTGCATATGAAGAGTCTGTCCATCTAGGTTTAGCATGGTTCATAGCCATTGCTAGGTCCCGTTGCCATTCTGTCTGGCCCCAGTGACTGTACAGTACTACCGCTGAATCTAAATCATCTTTAAAAACAAAATTTATACGAGCTCCCATTATTCTTCCTCCTTGATAACTTTTAGTCCGCAACCTTTGCATTTCTTAGGATTGATTGGCTTGTCACTATAAACTGTATACCCACATACCCTGCAAGTAGCAACATAAGTGGGGTCATCAAAATCAAACATCTGTCTCCTCTGTAGTGGTCTCTTTAATTGTACCAAAATCTAGAGGCATTGTCAATTGTTCCCACATTATTCGTCGTCCTCCTCAGACTCTTTAAATTCATCCCTGCATGATGTGCACCACTTGCCTTCAGGGTGCTCTTTAGGATTAGACTCACAGTTCTCACAGTCGTCTTCATCTGTCTCAGTCTCTGCTTGTACCCTGACCCATTCGCATAGTTCACCCTCGTGTACATCTGCAGTAAATCTGTCAAGGGCCTTAAACCATTCTTCGTCAACGGCTAGTTCAATAAGATAAGTAGTCTTAGGCATGTTGGTCCTCATATCTAGTTTGGTGTACATTACACATGTCATTGCTCCAGCCACACTTAGGGCATGGATAGTCGCCACAGTCATCACAGGCAACGATATCTTCATCTAGATAGGTACCGTCGCAGTTCCTGCACATGTTGTCATACTGTGACTCTGATATAACTTTACCACGAAGCAGTTCTAGTTCGCCACCCCAGCCAGTCTCTTCTTCATATGACAAAGTAAATAATAAATCAGGGTACTGTTCAGAAAGAGTACACAATGCACTCATAGGACGAGACCATGCAGTCTCAAAGTTATAGTAGACAACATGGTTCTCACCATTGGCTGTTTCTTCCATGTAGGTATCAGGATGTGTATCAACAGATGAGACGGCTACGTCCCACTTAGTTCCCCAGTTACGAACATTCCAATCATACCAATGGTCTGACTTAAACTTCATAGCCTCTTCAAGGTTCTCATTCTTAGGTTGAGGGCCGTCGTAGGCTTCCATGTCTGTTGGTTTAATTATATTCCAGAAAGCAAATACAGGGTTTGGATATGTTACCTGTTGCTTTTCAAATTTTTGTGTTGCTACGTTCCAGTTATCATGGACACGGACGAATGGTGTATTGAGTTGCTCCATCATCTTCTTGACAGACTCAGGCTTGCCCTCTACAGTTAATCCGTTATATACCCAGTTTGGCATGGTGGTCTCTTTCTATTTGTTGGCGGTCAATACTTAAATTATACGTCAAGGCATATAGATTTGTCAAGGCCTCCATGTATCCCTGCACATAGTTATACATAGGCACATCCTGAGTCTCTGATAGATTATTTAATTGTTCTTCACAGTCCAGCATTTCTACCTTGAGGTGTCCATGCATAAGGTCAATCAAAGGAATAGAGATATCCTCTAAAGCTTTCTCCAGGTGTGGTGGTATGAAAGGATATTCCTTACTCACTTATATACTCCAATAGGTGGTTACAGGTATCAATAGCGCCTTCATAGTAATCGTCTGACCCAAAGTACTCTTCATCAGGAATATCAATTCCTTCTTTAGCGTCCTCAAGGTCTTGCTCCAATGAGATTTTGTGAATATTTATATACTCTCTTAATGTATTTAGGTCCATATATTAATTATAAGGGTTGGTGTTGATTTTTACAACTCTTGAGGGTGTGATACTAGTCACAACTTCTGATACCGCTGTACGGGTGACCCATGCACCACGCATACAAGTACAGGATGCATTTTCTTCAGGGGTAACTTGAGTAGTGATCTCAATCAATGCATCACAGTTAGTACAAACATAACTATACTTAGTCCACATAAGATACCACCAATGCCATAGCCTGGTGTAGGAAACAATCACAATCCCCACCATTCATATTTTCTATTAGTTCAAAGTGTGAGAAGTTATCCTCATAGATAGCGGTGAGTAGTTCGTCTATTGTGTAAGGTTTATATGTGGTAGTCATATATTAATTGTAGCCTAAAAATGGGAAAAGTGCAAGCCTACCGTAATCAAAATTTCTGAGATTAATTATATAGCTTCTTAAAGTGTCCGTTTTGTCCGAATTTCCTCGGGCCCCAATTCTTGCGATCTGTATGGGACTTGAACCCACGACCTCTACCGTGACAGGGTAGCGCTCTAACCAACTGAGCTAACAGACCAGCGGAGCAGTTTTATTTCATGCTCAGGAAAGTGTATCACACTAGTTGCAAAGTATTCTGTACAACTTTTAACAAACGATTTTTTTCTGCATTGATAGCAGGGTCAAAACCACTTGCAGATGCAAGGATTGATTCGTTATTGCCACCACGTGCAGAACGGTACCAGTCAAGGCGTTCTGTAAGTGCATTGAAAGCACCCCACGCATTACCAGCAATCATTCCGTTAAACTCGCCTGTGTAAATGTCATTGATAACATCAACCTTGTTTTCCCACTTCTTCAATGCGCCCTTAGTGTCCTTATCAGGCTGAGGGTATGCAGCAAGAATGATGTCGTTAAATTGCTTAGCATTGATTTCTTTTTCAATCATAGCCTTAGCCATGATGTCAAATGAATCCATGTAAGAGTTAGCCATACCTAGTGTCTGGCGTGCAATCGCAACCTTGCCAGATGCAGTCTGTGTATGACGAATCTTGAATGATTGCTTGATGCCATTCTTTTTCTTAGTTGTGTTCAATGCAAGATTAAGAGTATTAGCGCACACAACACGAACAGGTGTAATGCTTGCTTGAATAGCGATTGAGCCATCATGTGATGTGTTGATGAGCAAATAAGTCTTTACCTTATCTGCAACGCCGTTAGGGTCAAGAATTGTTTCACGCTCTAATGCAAGTGCGCCAAATACTACACGCCCTCCACGAATTGAGCCAGCGGTTTCCCATCGTCCACCACCATCTAGAATGTTATCACCAAATGAAAATAAATCTTCATTCTGCATAACATGGTAACGCTCACCTACGACACCAAGAATGTCTGTCTGTGAATTGTCTGTTGGGTTAGTACGCAATACGTACTGATAGTTTTTGTCGCTTGTTAAATGTGATGGGGTTTCCAAATCTTCCAGACGAACATTCCAGTTGTTAAGGCTTGCAGCCTCTAACATTTCTGCTGTGTTCTTTTCTTCTGTGAATACGGTACCCAATCCATGCCAAGCAGGTTCACGAAATGATGCGAATGAAACTTTACCATTTTGTGATTCTAGTTCATGTGCCATGAGTTTTCTCCTTTTTGTTTTGTTTATAATTTAAGTATAACAGGACAGTCTGACAAATGCAAATCTAGATAGTTAAATATAGGATAAAATGGACATTTCTTAAACCTACGTAAAGTGATCAATATCACAGCTGCCCCGAGATTTTTTTTGAAGGGAATTGCAGGAGCAGTTTTAAATCGTGCTCAGGATTTATTAGTAGCCCCCTACTAAATATCCACTCTATCAACTGTTGATGACAAATAAGTTATTCCGTCAGGTTGTGACACTGAATCAAAATCAATGTCATACATTAAGTTCATTGCCTCTTCTTCATTACGTGCATTGACTGTAACTGAATACTGAACTGAAACTTCCAATTCAAATTCTTGTGTTAACTCAAAGCCACAAATGTTTGCAATCTCTTCTGCAACATCCTCTGAGATAACTGAATCGTTAAGTTGTTCTAAGGTCCATTCATGCATTTCATTACGCATGCGGTTACGTTCTGCAGCCTCACCATATGAGCGCTGAGTTACTTCTTGGATATGCTTTTCTAATTGCTCAATACGGTTTTTGTTTTGTACTAGTTGTGACTCAAGGAATTCTCTTGTCATGAAGTGGTTATCTACTTTTGTTACTTGGTCCATGGGGGCCTCTTTCTGTTAGTTTGTTTAGTTTAATTCTACAGGTGCCCACTGACATTTGTCAAGCTTGATCCAGCACCCTTACGGGTAGCAGTTTAGCCTCATGCTCAGGAGGTCGCAATTTATCGTTATGCGAGAACGATTATCTCATTACAGGTAACGAGCAATAGCATTGTAAGTGCTTGTATTAACTACTTCCTCATCTGTCATCTTGAGAATACGAATTGCGTTCTCAATTTCTTGCTTCTGCTCTAGGTAGGTATGACGACCCATTTGCTCAAACTCACGCTGAGGTTCTTTTGGTAACTCTGACTCTGTAACTGTTAAGTCAAAGTCAATGTTAAGTGTGTTGTTCCATGTGCGATAGTTTGTGCGAAAGTTCTCTGCCTTCTTGATGTTAGCAACGGCATAAGCAATAAGTTCTTTCTTATACTTCTCAAAAGCCTTTGTGTATTTTGCTTCGTTTGCTTCTTGATTAGCGTAGTTAGTTTCTAGTTCTGCTAGACGAGTTTCTAGTGCCTTGATTACCTTTGGTGTTGCGATTTTTACTGAGATTGATTTCCCGTTTCTTGCCATGTGTTTTCTCTTTTCTTTTGGTGGTTTATTTATAGTATAGGGGGTGGGTCTGACATTTTTAGTGTGAGCAGTTTAGAGTCATGCTCAGGACATAGAACTAACTAATTACGCATTAGCCTTCCATGTTGTCCAGCGTGTGTTGCCATTTACATCTAACTTCACACGAACTGTGTCCTTTGCAGTAGGTGAGATTTCAAGAATTGTTCCTGTTACCTTTGACTTCTGTGATGTGTAGAGGTCGCCTACCTTGTATGTGTTTGTTGCTACTGTCATTTTGTTTCTCCTTTTTAGTTTGTTGTATGTATTAAGTATAACATTTCCTACTGACATTTTTCAACTCCATTTCTTGTATTTCTCACTATTTGAGACGCTTGTGGGTGTGATTTATGTCACATTATTGGTTAACTAGCAAGACTAATAGCCCTATTAAAGATAGGATAACTAGGCTTTCCATTTATCTCCTCATTTCTTACTTGATGAGAATACTATGTCGCTCTTTGAGTATACACACAATGAGCAAGAAACGCAAGCGCTTCCATTTGTTGAGATTAGGGGAATGGCTTTTTTATTCTCAGGGCACTTAGCCCCTACCTTACCAATCATCTCTTTCATGTCTGCCTGTCCTACTAAGAAATTCTTAGCAAGGTAAGCAAGCTTTATGCCATGATCTTTTTTCAGGGTAACGCCAATAGACTTATTCTCACTATCCGTAGAATAGTATAAAGAAAGATTAGCAATGTCTTTAAGCATTACCGCTGCACTCTTCACTCTAGTGTATACCCAGAATTGAATATCAGGATGATTAAGAATGACATGCTTCCATGCGAATGTATAAGTATCATTAAAGAAATCTCCGTCCCAATGAATACGAAATAGCATAGGCGCTTCACGCTTTACACAATCAGCCTTGAAATCTTTAATCATCTCTTCAAGCAATGCTTCAATAGTGTCATGGTCTGCGTTTTTGACTAATTCCCAATTGTGCAATAGGTTTTTCTTTACTGTTGGGAATACTTTTTCCAATTTGCCAGCATAACAAACACTCTCGCATACGCTAGTCGCTCCAGGACATGAATAAGACTTTCCTGCGGGGAGACCAAACGTGTTGGCGATACTTGCTTGTTTTCCATTAGGGGTGACGGCATTTGCTACTTTCCTATCTTTGCTTCTGAGTAATTTTGTCATGGTGGCTACTCGCTTTCTTTCTTTAATTTTAGCATAAGGGACTGACATTTTTTTCTATTGTATTTCTTTTTATTTGGGACAGCGGAGGCTGCATTAGAACGACGTAATTCCATTAATCGTCTTAATTCCTCACTATTTTTCTTCATGTAATAATCTTACCAGAAATGGGAGAAAATATCAACTTACGTAATTGTGGCGTAGATCACAGGGCCTCGGGCCCCTTTTAGTCTAAGTAGACGTACCAATCAACTTCTTCATCAAATGCAAACTGAATCATTTCTGTTTCACCAAAATCATTTGTGATTTCAATGTCATAGTTATCTCCTGTTGCATCGCATTCAATGAAAGTTACTTCAACGATGTCATCATCATAACCAATTAGATCACCAATCTCTAACGCATCAACAGTTAGCGAATCAGCTTTTACAAGTTCCATGTCATTTATTGTAGCACTCATTTATTATTATCCTCAATCTTAGTTATTGTAACTGGAAAGTTATAGCGACCCTCATAGCCATTACCTTTTGAGTATAGCATTTTAAGTTCTGATATTTTACTTTGTCCTTGATACCTTGACTGGCCTGAATGTTTTGCAGAAAGTGCTGTTGGTGCTTTAGACGGCATTTATTCAAGCCCCAATCCTAATTCAAATCCTAGGTCTTCTTCATAGTCTTCAACGTTTTCTGGTAGCCATGCGTGAAGGTGGTGTTGCTCAATGATAGCCCAAACTGGTGCAGCGGTTAAGCCCTTATAAGAAATACCATCTGGCATTTCAATAGTCTCGTCCCACAAATCCTCATGAGCAAAGTCAATAGCCTGTATGCATACTGGCACCATGCTTAGAGGTACTGGTGGATAGTGATTACCCTGTAAGTGATAACCAATAGCCTGTTCAAGGCTTATGTCAATGTTTTCTGCTAAGTCTGTTGCGAAGTTACTTCCCATTATCGTGTTACCACCAATCCTGTAGTGTAGAGGGTTTTTGTGTGCATCTTGCCTGAAGGTTCAGATAAGTTAATTGTTGCGTATTCTTTAGCATCTCCACTATCAACAAATTGCTGAAAAGTTTCAACGGCAGTTAAAGCATCTGAGTAGCGACCAATCCAAACTGGTGCAGAGGCAGAGTCATAGGTAGCGGTGACAGAGTATAAGTATTCCATTATGCGTTCTCCAATGTGTATTCGTTTAATTCATTACTAGCGTACCATGCGGTGTATTCGTTGTAAAGCATAACACCCTTGTTACACTCACAAAAATCTGTATCGTATTCGCCATTAGTGCTACCCCAAAATAGGACACCCTCATCATAGCAATCCATGCAATCCCAAGCGTTCATTATTTATTCTCCAATCTTTACTGCAACAGTAGCATAGCGGTCTGACAAATAGGAAGGCGTGTCAATCTGTACGACATACGCCTCAGTATTTTCTCCATACCAAATTCCTTCACGCTTTTCTGCGTGTGTGATTACACCCTCAAAGTGGCGGTTTCGTGAGCGATAAGTTTTTCCTACAAGTAGGTTTTCTATTGTGTATAGTTTAGTAGCCATGTGGCAACCTCTTTCTTTTTGTTTAATTACTTTATTACTCTGTAATCCTATCATGGCAGACTGACAAAAATCTAATTACTAGCGAGTAGTCTTAAATAGTGAGACGCTCAATAAATGTGAGAAAAATCACAACCACGTAAACTTATCCACAGCCTGTGGAAAACCCCCCGAGCTTTTTTATTTGAAAAGATCAAGCAGTTTTAAATCATGCTTAGGATTTTTATTTTACAAGTTAGGATTGTATCTTGTTGATTGTTGCATGTGTGCAAACACATCTTGTTCATCTACCATGCAAGCAGAATAAAATTTATCTTCATCAAATCTTGGATTGTCAGAAGCAAACCACTCACTAAATTCAAAAACTAAATCTTGAAATTCTAGTGAGTCAATTTTGTTAGAAAACTTATTTAGAATGCTTGCAGTTTCCACATAGTCTTTTCGTGTCATTGGCATTAGTCTGCCACCTTAAGAATTGCATAGGACCCGCCTGCGTTAATTTCATCAAGGATAGGTCCTAACTTTGGAGCGATTAACTCTTTTAGCATTGACTCAAGCATTTGAATGCGTAGTGTTTCAGGTAGTGAACTCATTGTTGCAGTTACAGGGTGGCCCTCTTGAAATTCAGTTACGAATTTTAGGTTGTGTTCAATTTTCATTATAGTGAAGCCTTTCCTCTTAGTGTTCCAGTAATTCCTAGAGTGTCGCAAGCGACTTTAACAGATACGCCAACAGGTAAAGTGTTAGGGTATTGTGATACGAATTGAGCAACAGCACCTCTTGAAGGTAGGTTGATTTTCTTTACTGAACCTGAAAAGGTTTCTAGTGTTACAGTGTAAGCCATTGAATGACTTCCTTTCGTTTAATTGATAAGACTATCCTATCATGGGGGGCTGACAAATCTTGGCATTTATTCGCTAGGCTCATTGTGATTTGTATCACACTTATTTGCTAGGCTCACTGCCTGATTCATCTTTATTTAATTGTATAAGTAGAATACTACACTACAAAAGCCAAAAAGTCAAGACGACACGCCGTAAATTGGAGAAATAATCGTGTGACCTTACACACATTATTCCTGAGAGTCAACTGAGAAGCCCCGAGCAAAAAATCGCAGCTTTTTATTTCTGCGATCTTTTTATTTATTCTTTTACAAAAGAGTAAAATCCATAAAACAAACAAACGAAAGAAAACCAAAACAATGCATTACCATTTACAAAAAAGTCAATCATTTATTCTCCTTATACAAGAAATCCCAAGCCTTACGGCATAACACAATTGATTTGCAATTGTCACAACAGATAACCCCATGAGGGTTTAACTCTAGGTCATAGACATCAATAGTGGTTGATACTGAACCACAAACAGATTTGATTGGTACAAAGGTACTCATTAGTTTTCTACTTTCTTTAATTCATGATTATTATTAAGGGGGCGATTGTTATTTGAGAACATGGACTCAATAACCGCTTTATCTTTTATTGATTGAGCAATTCTTTTTTCTTGTTGCTCTTTTAGAATTCTGTTATAAGTATCCATTACGATTACTCCCAACTTCTAGTAGTAGCATACACCTTGCGGTTGCTAGGTGTGTAGTTTTCTAACTCTGTTAGAGAAACTTCTAGGATAGTACCTCTTTGAGATACTAGGTCTAAGTATTCATTAGCATAGACCTCGCTAGGTACTGTTATAGAAACATTACCAAACTCTTTTGATAGAGGGTAGTTAGGATTAGAGTTATACTCTACTTTGTATTTTAGTGAAAACATTTTGTTTTCCTTTCTTAGTTAAAACCTTTTTAACTTTCTTTATACTAGTAAGTATAACAGGGGGGTCTGACAAATTGGGGGGTACAAAACGGACATTTAGGACATTGTGACGTAGAACACATGTGACCTACACCACAGGGGCCCCGAGGGGTGTGACGGACATCACATGCGACACGCCGTGGCTAGACTTGCATTTGTCAGGGTAGTGTGATAGTATTCTACTATAACAAACTAAAGAAAGGTGTTCACAATGAATACACTAGATACACTAAGAGCAGAGCAACAGGCTCGCTATGCAATAGAGCATGAGAAGGCTATGTCTAAGTCACCATGGATTAGAGAGAGCGTGCAAGCCTATCGCAACGCTACACCAGAGCAAATCGCTGAGGTAGAGGCTTACCGCAAGCGTGTCTATGGCTGGTAGTGTGACCAACACCACATGCTAAAGGCTTGACTTTTACCCCTATCCCTACTAGTATTATCACTATAAACAAACTAACGAAAGAAGAACAGTAAATGACAATCACATACTCAATTTGGCAAGGCTCTAAACTACTAAGCATTGACAACATCGCACATGAGGTCAAGGCTATTGACCACCTCATCGCATCACTCAATGATAGCGAATTAGGCAAGGTCAAGAAGTTCACCGCTAACATTCAAAAGATTGAGGCAGGTAAGTAAATGACATCAGCACTCTACGCACACACATGCGAATCATGCGGAGACACAGGCATCATTCTATTTGATGGCAATACAACACGCATAGACCCCTGTAAGTGTAAATAATTAAGATGGTGGGCATACAACAGTGTGCTCACTATTTTTTTTGTTATTTTTCTCCTTATACGTGTATCATACAAAGCTACAAAATATTCAGATTTTAGGAAAATGAAAATATTTTCAGATCAGGGCGGATTATGATATAATAAAATCATGACCGAAGATACAATTAAAGGACCTAACTGCTGTGCAGAGTGCACATGCGAAGATCCTCATCAATCAAAGCCTCAAGACTAATACAAACAAAAGGGGTAATTTTATGTCAATACTAAACAACCTTGAATCCTATTTGGACTTCTTAGACAAGGAACCAGAAAACCTTGCTACAAAAATTTTTTCAGAAACGGTATGTAAAGAATGTGAATCAAAACCCATGGTAGAAAGAGACAACATGGGCAGAGACACATCTATGTATAACTAGATCCGTCATGTAGTTCAACTTCAGCAAACAACTCTGGATCTAAGGTAACTGGACTTTCAACTGATCCTCTAACAAAAGCTGTTGAGAAAAACCTTGTATCATCGCTTGTAACAGGCAAGGTTCCATGAAGTATATTTCCACCATGCATCAATAAAGATCTTGCTTTTGGCTTGTGAACAATATTTAGTTCGGGGTAGCTGATTTCGCCACCTTCGTAGTCATCGTTATAGTAAATAGCAATTCCATACCTAATATGATAATCTTCATCATATAACCAGTAGTCTCTGTGCTCTTGCATAGCTTCATCAATTTTATATCTTTGTAAACCTATATCTCCTATGTACAAAGATGTGCTAAAAAGGTTTCTAACATTTGAAGTTATTTGATTAAAAACATCTGGGCGCTTATCATGATATTGTTTTCCATAGAAAAACCCGTGCTGCTCATGTCCTTCTGGTGTTGTCCACCAGGCTTGTTCGTCTAAAGACTTGAAAAACTCCAGAACCTCTACCTGTTGTTCAACAGTTACAAAATCCTCAATCTCGTAAAGGTCTGGAGAAATTCTATTAATCTTCAACTTTGTCTATCTCCCACATTCGGATATCAACAAAGCCGTAAAGTGTTTCGTAAGATGCTTCTTCAGTCTCTGCCTCAACAACAAGCTTTACACTTGTTTCAATGTCTACTGGAGGGGCGTATTCTTTTTTAGCATTTTCCAAATAACTTTCTGATACTATACTCAGAATTGGCTTATAGTAGTATTTAGGCAATTATGTTCGCCTCCTTTAGCTTATCGTATACATTTGAAAGCATAAAGTTTAAAGATGCTTGGCTTTGCTCAATGTTACGCTCAACATCTTCTGGGTTCATTCCATTTTGTAAACAAATATTTCTATTGTCTTCGTTTAAGCTATCAAGCATAATAGCAACGGTTTCTGTCTTCTTTTGTTCTTCACTCATTTTATCACCATTTCTTTTCTGGACAGCTAGCGTGTTCTAGTGTCGTTTTAAGTTTCATAAAGCACCCACACTGTCTACAAGTTTGAGTTCTTTTACGAAAGAATTCACAGCTTCTACATATTTCTAAACGGTATTCTGAAAGCTCTTCAGGGCTCCTAGGTGATCCATTAATTAGATCCCAAGGACGAACATCGTCGCTCACAGTATCTCCAATTTTGTCGGTATACCAATGATATCACAAGATACAGTAGTCCACAACTGATGAGACATAGTAGGACGTATAGTAGCTGACATACCTGGTATATCCATTACATATTTATAACCTTTTCCATGCTTAGATTCTTTTCTTGACCAATGTTCAAAACCATAATCTAATTTGGATGCTTCAAATACAAATAGGTGATATGTCTTGATCTCATTTTTTGACGGGATATGAGACCAATCCTGGTCTGCTTTGGCTAAACACACATAGTAATCAGCATGTGTAGAAGCAACAGACTCTACCATCTTCTCCAATGTCTCGTGTTTGCCTAGCCTAGACCCAGATATAACCAATGTAGCCTTATCTGGATCATATCTTCCTGACTTGACGGATATACTCTCACCTGACTCTAAAGTCATGTCTATACTGACGCTATGACTTCTATCAGGCTTCCAGTCATTTGGCATACCGTTTTCGTTTAGCACATCAGATACAAGTTCTTCTAGATATTCACTTGTACACGGTAAACGATATACCGAATGATGGATTGCCAGCTTTCCTAGCAAACCACCTATTAAAGTATTTTTTAATTCATCATGCATAGTAAACCCAGTGTATCAGACATGTTAGGATTGTGTCAATCCATGTGTGTCTGTGTGATGGTTTGTATAACCTCTATTTTCGGCGACGATTTAAGTGCCCCGCCCGAACTTAAAAGATAGTTTAGTTAATAATGATATAATGCTAACATGACAAAGCATGCGCTAACCACACTAAGCAGCTCAACTGCTACAAAGATCACTCCAGCTGGAACTCACTCAGGAATTGATATTACTCTTCAAAACGTAAATACAAGTGGATATATTTATATAGGATCTTCTTCGGTTTCATCCACAAATTATGGATTTAGAATTATGCCAAATCATGCTATCTCTTTTGAGCTACCAGGAAAAGATTCTTTATATGCTATTGCATCAATAAACAGCATGAAGGTTGCAGTACTACAAACTGGTATTGAGATTGGATCGTAATGGCACGGTTTACACACCCAGGAACTGATGCATATGGAAACATTCCTGGAACTGTAAATGACTTTGTAGTTGCTGGTGGAGTTGTATCTGGAACTCAACCTACATTTAATGGTGCTCCACTCTTTACAGGCTCTTACTCTAGAATTGGCGACCTAGTACATTTTCAAATACAGGTAGATTTTGATAACATAACTTCATTTGGAGATGGTCAGTATTATGTCAATCTTCCATTCCCAGCAAGATATGATTATCAAATGAGAGAAGGAAATGTTGATGATTTTTCTACCTCTAGAAAATATTCAGTCGGTGGACATGTTTTTGCTGCAAGCAATCAGCTACGATTAAACTTTACGGATAGCCAAGGTAGAGATACTGCATTTACGCACAATACACCATTTGCTTTAGCGGTAGAAGATAACTTTCATGTATCTGGAACATACATAGCACAGCCAGTTTAATCTTAAATAATGATATAATAATCTTATTATGTCAGCACAAGACTGGGCAGGTTTCATACTTACATTATTGTCAATTAGCGGCATTGTGCTTAGTGGTATTCGCTGGTATATAAAGGTTCAAGTCAAACCAATTCAAGAAGCAGTAGACGATATTCGTTCAGAAACTAAGACCAATGGCGGATCTTCTATGCGTGATGAAATTAAGTATATCAAGCTTGAACAAGAAAGATCTGCTAAAACAAGACTAGCATATAACGATAAGCTAGATCACATGTACGATATTCTTATAGAATATATATCTAAAAATTCTAAGTAGCTGTCATATTTAATATACTTCGGTAGAATATTAATCATGATACCTAAAATAATTTGGCAAACATATGAAAATAAATACGAAAATTTGTCCTATAACTACAAGATGGCATCACTAACATGGAAAAATTTAAACCCAGGTTGGGAGTATAGGTACTGTAGCTCCGAAGAAAGAGAGATGCACATAAAAGAATACAGTCAGGACCTATACCCTTACTATAAAAAATTAATTCCAGTAACTCAGGCAGATGTTTGGAGATTGTGCATTCTGTATTTAAAGGGTGGTTTCTATACAGATATGGACTCTCTTTGCCAAATACCTCTTGATCATGTTTTTGACAACTATATAAAAAAACAAAACTTTGTGGTTATGCCAAAACAGCCTGACGGTAGCTGTATAATTGGCTCAATGTCATCTATTAAAGATTCAAAAATTACAAAAGAAATACTTGATGAACTAATAGTAAATATACAAAATGTGTCAAAGTATAAAGATAGCGAAATATATATTCATTTTAATATAATAAGTGACATAATAAAAAAACATTACGACGATATAGACTTTAATTTATTGTCACCTTTGCATGGAGAACACGAAGGAAACAAGTATGTTTATACTTCAGATTTTATTGTTAAAATAGACGATCAAGAGATCAAGTACTGTGATTTAGCAAAAAACAATAATTGGCTTTTTTAGCTATATATAATATGTCTTTTAAAAACCTATTTACAGTATATTCTTTTCTTTATATATTTTAAGTATACACCATCGCTATTCTGGCAATTGTAATAAAACGGACATTTGGTTCTTTTGTAATTGTAACAATCATATAACAATTTTTATATACCCTGGCTTTTTATAATTTAATGTCTGAAATGTCCAATTTGTATATGTTTAAATAAATAATGTTATACTTTAAGTCTGCTAGTACTCAGATTCTAACCCACCCCACTGCGTCTGAGTACTAGCTTTATTTAATGGTATAATCAGTTACATGTGTACACCAGCAATAGAAAAATTAGGAGCAACTCCAGCTCACATCCAGTGGACCGTTGTTCGTGGAGATTCATCAAGCCTAGCAGTTCAATTTCTAGAAGATGATGAAGTTACTGGTTGGGATATTGATTCTTGGGAATTTGCAGCAACCGCTTATGATATATCTGGTGATTTTTTAGATGAGCTGACAGTTACAATTTCTGGTCATACCGCAACAATTTTTGCATCAGCAGATCTTACAAAAAACTGGGGAACAAAATATACATCAATAGTTTCTGAACTTCCATTTGATCTACAGGCCACAATACCTGCTGGAGAAGATGATATAGAACCAACTGTCTGGACACCAGTACTTGGAACAATCTGTGTTTTAGGTGACATAACTCCTGGAGGTTTATAATGCCTGTGATCAAAGTTACAGTATCTCAACCAAACCTACCACCAGTTATTAAAATTGGAAAAAAGGTTTTTAAGGTAAAGAAATAGTAGTCCATGGCAAAGAGCATGGATTTTCCAGGCAGTCCAAAAAAATATTCTGAAACAATAAACAATAACTATCAACTTGAGCAGCCAGTTTCTTTTATAGCTGTACCTGGACCTCAAGGAGAACGTGGACCAAAAGGAGATAACGGTCTACAGGGCCTGCAGGGGCCAGAAGGCAAGCAAGGACCTAAAGGAGATCCTGGAAAGCCTGGAAAAGACGGAAAGAACGGCATAGATGGCATACCTGGAGAAAGCGTTCTATCTTTATCTGGACAAAAACATGGTTGGGCACATTATTCAAATTTAAATAAAAACAGTATTCAGCTTGGAGCTGCTTGTGGTAATGATGGTTGGGTTAAATTTAGTGTAGACTGCAAGGGTAAAAACAATGAAGACTACTTACCAGAAAACCATGTTGCACTATATAACCCAAAAGCACAAAAACTTAATTTTAAAAATATCAAAGTTGGATCAATTATAACTGTTCGTTATGATATAACAATAACAACCTTTAGCAATAACACAGAGGTCCTTTTTAGGACATTTAGCCCAGGGTCATATCCAGTTGTGGGGTATGCGGGAAATCTAAAATATCAATTTGACTATGACCTATCCCTTGAACAAACCTTGTTTATTGATAGCGAAAAAATGAAAGATTCTGGGGCATATCCAGAAATATTAACGGATAACCCATGCTCAATGGTAGCTCACTCTATATATGTAAGTGTTAGGTAAAATATGAAAAACTGTATTATTTATGTGGTACAATTACTGACATGAGTCCTAAAAAGCCTGGTGTTGTTGAGTCACAAAGCAAGTCAGCACCGCTACCACCAACAATTGGGACTGGTACAGATGTAGGAACAAATCTTACATATAACGCTGGACAGGTATCTGTAACTTTTACTGCCCCAAGCTTTGATGGTAAACTTCCAATAACAAGCTACACAGTTACATCTTCTCCTGGAGGACTTACTGGATCAGGATCTTCATCGCCAATAGTTGTTTCAGGACTAAATACAGCTCCTGCATCATCATATACTTTTACTGTTACCGCAACAAATGCAATGGGAACTTCTGGAGCATCTAGTGCATCAGGAGCGGTTGTACCAACTGCAAAACCACAGGCTCCAACTATTGGAACAGCATCTGGAGGAACTTCTGGTGTAGTGTCTGTTCCGTTTACAGCAAATAATACAGGTAATAAAACAGTAACAGTTTTTACAGCTACATCAAGTTCTGGAAGAACAGCAACAAATACAACAACACCAATATCTATTACAGAAGTTACTGCTGGAACTTATACTTATACCGTTACCGCAACAAATGCAAATGGAACATCTCCTGCATCTGCAGCAAGTAATGGTGTAGTTTCTACTTTTGGTCCATTCTTTCCTCCGTTCTTCCCATTCTTTCCGTTCTTCCCTCCATTCTTCCCACCATTCTTTCCTCCTTTCTTCCCGCCATTCTTCCCTCCATTCTTCCCGTTCTTCCCTCCTTTCTTCCCACCATTCTTCCCACCGTTCTTCCCATTCTTCCCACCGTTCTTCCCGTTCTTCCCACCTTTCTTCCCGCCATTCTTCCCACCGTTCTTCCCACCGTTCTTCCCTCCATTCTTCCCGTTCTTCCCTCCTTTCTTCCCACCATTCTTCCCACCGTTCTTCCCATTCTTCCCACCGTTCTTCCCATTCTTCCCACCGTTCTTCCCACCTTTCTTCCCTCCATACTTCCCGCCTCCATTCTTCCCGTTCTTCCCATTCTTCCCACCGTTCTTCCCATTCTTCCCTCCATCCTTTACAAGCTTTAACTGTGGAGCTAACTGCTATGCACCACCATGGAACTGTTCTTCTACATGCCAGTCATTATGTGGTGGATGTTACTACTAATGCATATGATATACTTTAATAAAAGGAGAAAAACCTTATGTACGCTATACTAACAAAAAATAGTAACAACACTTGGGATTGCATTAAAAAAGTTATTCTTAGTCCTGAACACGATACAACGGTTTTAGATGCAGCAATTGAAACAGGACTTCCAATAACTGGAATGAATGCAGCAGAACATAAAACATCTGCAGTAAGAGGAGCAACGTGGGACGGTACTTCATTTACTGGTGGAAACATTAATCTAGGAACACCGCTAGATAATGAATATCTTGATACTATTAATAGGTATGTTTTTTTGTGTGACGATAAGGTAGTTTTTTCAGCAACCATGAAAATAAATTCTCCTGATTCAGAAATGTTTGAGGCAGCTTTTTCGGGGGAAACAATTTTGGTTAAATATACACTAGATATAATAAATCCAATTGGACAAACCTTTAATTGGGACGGCACTGTTCTTACACAGCATTTAGATAGTTAAAAATGTCTGAGGCGTGGGAAAATTGGAAAAAAAATATTGGCTCATCTAGGCCTTGGCACTTGTTAGATTCAGATGCCAGGATAACAGATAAAGAAATAATAGACAAAAGGTTTGAAATATGTAAGTCCTGTGATCATTTTATGAAAATAACAACTCAATGCACACAGTGTGGATGTATTATGAAAGCAAAGACGACACTTAAAATTGCGGAGTGCCCTATTGGAAAATGGGGAAAAGAATCTTAAGCCTTGAGAGCTAGCACACGCTAAAAAGTTGTGTATTATGAAGTACTATGTTATAATAAAATAAAGGGGTGGTAACAATGGATATCTACAATGAAAATGAAAACCCATGGTTTACAAAAGACAGGTCAGAGACAGCATCAAACAGAGTGCCCGAAAGAGTGCTAGACAATAGATTTATTGTTGAAAATTTAGGGCTAGGTCTACATGTGTACCACAACACATTTTCTTTAGAGGATTCAAAAAGATATATCAACACCCTTGAGTCCAATTTGTCAACTGGTTCCAAGTATAAGTGGTCAGAAGCACAAGTAACAAACTCTACAGTTCCAATTAAAAAAGCAAGGGACGCAGTAGACTTTAAATATAAACAGGAAAACTTAGGGCCAAGAGATGAGTATAACTCTGAATTAATAGATCTGCATGAAGAAATTTATCAAAAACTAAAGTATTGTATAGATGATTATGCACAGTATTGGGGCATTAATGTAGTGTATTACGAAGCTTTTAACTTTGTAAAATATGAAGGTGCTGGCACACATTTTAATATTCATGCAGACCATGGGCCTGCTTATAATTGCACAGTTTCTGCTGTGATCTATATAAATGATGACTATGTTGGCGGGGATTTAAAGTTTCCAAGACTAGATAACTTGGTATACAAACCAAGAGTTGGAGACATAGCAGTATTTCCATCAAACTATATTTATGAGCATGCCTCACTTCCAATGGAGTCTGGTACAAAATATTGTGTTGTTATTATGACAGATATAAATGAGATAGGTCATAAGTAATGACTGAACAAATATCGCAGACTGCAATATTTAGATCTTATAGATCTTGGGTAAATTCTGAAAACCCATCAGTTCCGACTCCAACACAAAATGAAATTCCAAAATGGTATAAAGATGCAGATAGATTTGCAAAAATGCCTAATGGTGAATACTATAAAGCACCTAAAGAGGTGTGTCCCTTTCCAAAAGAAGGAACTACAGATGATTACGGAAAGATACCAACTTGGAAGGCATGCCCAGCAATTATGGATGGTTTTTCAACAGGGTATGTTTTAAAAACACCATGTGATATTACATTCTTTAAAACACCAGAAGGATCAATAGATGTAAAAATTGATGATCCTAAAAACAAAGATTTCTGTACAAGAAGACTTGCAATGCCTCAGTTTGAGCATCCAGAAGGATTTTATAAAGATCACTTTGCCTGGTACTCAGGATGGGGCATAGAGCTACCTGAAGGATACAGCGCTTTGTTTATGACTCCAATGAATAGATTTGATCTACCTTTTATGAATACAACAGGAATTGTAGATAGCGACAAGGTTCATCTATTAGGAACATTTCCGTTTTTTATAGCAAAAGATTGGGAAGGAACAATACCAGCAGGAACACCATACTTGCAGATCCTTCCTTTTAAAAGAGAAAACTGGGATCATAAGTTAGAATTTTTAAAAGACAAAGAAATTTATGATAAAATGATGAATAACATGAAATTCTACCGTCAACCAGATGGCGGTATTTATAAAAACCATGTCTGGACTAGAAGAGAATATAAATAAGGGGTAATGATGAACACTTGGAGCTCAAAAGAAAATCTAGGCAACGGTATTGTTTGCTATAGAGATGTAATCAAAAGTGATATTGACGTAATAGGAAGATTAGAGTCTAACTTAAAGCCAGTAGGAGATAAAACTGGATATAGTTGGCTTCCTGCCTATGTAGGATACCAACAGTTAATGCCAGAATATAGAGACTGCAATGACTTTAAATTTAAAAAAACAGATATTGAGCAAGATAAGAGTCAGACATCTTTAAATCTTCAATCACTGTGGCAAGATGTATATGATGCACAATCCCCAGCAGTTGAAGACTATAGAAAAGACTATAACATTATGGATTTAAAGTATTGGGAAGCTTTTAACTTTATCAAGTATGGCCCAGGTCAACATTTTCAGGAGCACCACGACCACGGGTTTTCTTATAACTGTACTGTTTCTTTAGTGTCATATGTAAACGATGATTACGAAGGTGGAGAATTGTACTTTAGGTTACAAGACTTAAAGATTAAGCCAAAAGCTGGAGATCTCTATATATTCCCTTCAAACTTTATGTATCCACATAAAGCAATGCCAGTAACATCAGGAACAAAATATTCAATTGTTACGATGTTAGACTATAACAAAAAGTTTCATACTCCAGAGATGTACGTTCCAGAGGCAGAGTGATGTTAAATATATTTGCTGAAAAGATGAATGGTTCATCATTTAGTATTTTGCCAATGTCAATAAAAAGAGACTGGATGGATGAAACATCAGAAGGTCACGCATATAGGTGCTTTCCAGTAACACAATCAAATGTGGTTGGCTGGAGCCTTTCTTGTGACCAAGACATAGAGTTTGTTTGGGATGGCATAAACGATCAAACTCAAGATCATATTGAGATAATTAAAGCACCAGAAGGTTCTTACGGTGGAAGAGGTCAGTCAACCATAAGCCTAAACACGGGATTAGTTTTTAGAACATCTGAAGACATAAGCATGCTTACCATAAACCCAGTAAACTTTTTTAGCAATGATTTTGAAACTATGTCTAACCTTATCAGTACATCTTTTTATGATAATCCCTTGCCACTTGCAATAAAAGCAAAAAAGTCAGGGGAAAAAGTAACAATTAAAGCACATACTCCATTGGCAACAATAATACCCATTTCTTTATCAACCCTAAACAATTCTTCTATTGAGATACTTGACTACAAAGACGAAGATAGAAAAAGAATGGATGCAAATGTTTCCTATGGAACTGCAGCACAAGTTGTAAACTCTTCTGGATCATGGACCGACTGGTATAGAGATGCAGTAAATGAAAAAGGAGAATCTTTGGGTAGTCACGAAGTAAAGGCTTTAAGGCTTTCTGTGATTGATAGTCGTACTAACAAAGGAAATGGTATAATCTAATTATGGATAATATAAATGCATCTGTTGTGGTTAGAAAGCCATCTTTAACCCCTTCTGGTTGGTTTGGTGATGGGAAAGACATGATCGTTGAGCTGGAAAATTTTATGACTGTAGAAGAGATGGAGTTTTTAGAAAAAGCTGCAAAATCTTTAACTATATGGGATGTAACAGAAAGTCATGTTAATGAAAATGGAACAGTTGTCTATGACTCTGATTATTGGAAAGATAGAGTTTGCACAAGCCCATCTTTAGATAAAAATGATCCAGCTATTGCTCCAATTATTGCAGGTTTGTTTCAAAGACTAAAGCCAATTGTTGAAGAGTTTTATAAAGTAAGAGTTATTCCAACTGGAACAACAATTGTTAGATGGCTTCCAGGACAGTTTCAAAACCCTCACGCAGACAAAGAACTGCACGAAGGTCCAGATGCTGGACTTCCAAACGATTTTCCAAACTATGATCTGTCAAGTCTGTTTTATTTGAATGAAGATTATGAAGGTGGAGAGTTATACTTCCCAAAACAAGGTGTTCAGTTTAAGCCCAAGAAAGGCGCTGCTTATTTTTTCCCAGGTGATATGAATTATATTCACGGAGTAACAGAAATTAAGAGTGGAGTTAGATATACCTGTCCTTTCTTTTGGGAAATAACAGAGCATACAGGAGACAGAAAGCCATGACAGAAAAAGTTTTAGATCCAATTGAAATCTATCCTCAAATTTTTGTATACAAGAATGTTTTTAAAGATATAGATTCAACATATTCAGAACTAAAAAACTCTAATGGAGAAGATGATGGCTTGTTTAGTCCTTGGACACAGTGGTCACTATTTGGTACATACCTAAACCCAACTTTTGCAAATCATCCACACGGTCTTTCAATAGAGTATATTGAGGCTATAGAAACAAAAACAGAAAAACAAGAAAAACAAAAGCTAGCAATTTTAGAACTATTTAAAAACTTTTATTTAGTAACACAAGACTATGCCGTTAAAAACAATGTTGATTTTGACACAGAAAGAGATGTTTTAACAAATAGCGGAGAGCCCATAAAAGAGTGGAGAATGACTGGCCCTTCAATTGCAAGGTATAGAACAGACATTCAGGATGAAGTTGCAATGACATACCACTCTGACTATATTAGAGAGCCTATCGTTAGTCCAGGATATAAGTTTGCAATAACGGCACTTGCCTATTTTAATGATGACTATGAAGGTGGAGAGATTGACTTTATAGTTGATGGAGAAGCCTACATGTATAAGCCAGAGGCGGGAGATTTTTTGGTGTTCCCATCAGGTCACCCAGATATATTAAAAAAGAATGGGTCCGTATATCTTCATGGAGTAATGCCAGCCACTGGATCAAATAAGTATTTATCAAGAATGTACTGGATGAAGTACTCCCCTGGAGATGCCGAATGGTTTGAAAAAGAAAAAGAGTTTGGGTCTGCTCTTTGGGCAGAAATGCAGCCAGACATTATGCAAAAGTTTAGAGATGATCATCCAAATAAAATCAGTGCCGAAAAAGAAAGAAGGATCAAATGAACCTAGATAATAAAGTAAGGTTAACAAAAGACATAGTTGTTTATGAAGACTTTATAAGTAAAGAAGAGTGTCAAAAAATGGTTAATGCTTTAGATGCTCAGGCAGAAAATGGCAAGCTTTCTTGGATGCCAATATCTTTTTATGAGTCATACTCATCTGTGCTACCACAAGACAATGATCAAGAAGTTGTTGACGCTGGTTTGGTACCAACAATTTTTTCAGATATTGAAAAAATAATGCCAGAAGCAATTGCATCAGTACATGATCTTGACCCAAAAATAATTTCAAAGATTGGATACCATACACAAAAATGGGAGCCAGGAGCATACGCTAGAGTACATTCTGACAACACTGATGAGCACGGAAACTCTGGTGCTTTTACAAGAAGTAGATATGCTGGATTTTTATACCTTAATGATGAATTTGAAGGCGGACTTCTTAGATTCCCAGATCAAAATATAGAGATTCAACCAAAGGTTGGAATGCTTGCTGTTTTTGACGGAGGATTTAATAATATGCACGAAGTATCTCTTATTACTAGTGGTGTAAGATATACTATAGGATCTTTTTGGGATGATAGAGAAGAAGATGCTTACCCTCAAGAAGTTAGAGATGCTTGGGCAGCAGAAATGAAAGAAACTAGGGCAAAGCAAGAAATTGAAAGAGCAGAGTGGCAAGAGCTATTGAAGCAAGGCTGGAAATTAGACAAGGACGGAAATAAGTACAAGTCTGATGAGATTCCAAATGCTTGAAACCTTTAAGGAAAAACTTAAAGAAGACAACTTTATATTTGAAGAAATTACAAATAATATAATTTGTATAAAAAACTTCTTAAACAAAGATGAGCTTGATTTTGTTCTAAATATAATAGATGGGGCATCCCAAGCAGATTGGGAAGTAGAATATATGAGCAACTTAAAAATTTTTTGTTTAGAAAAATTTGGAAGAGATGATGTTGATAACCTTGTTGCTGAAGGCAAATTTGAAATTACTCAAAACTGGGTTGATAAAAATTTAAATATTACAAATCATAAAGAACAAAAAATATTTTATGATAGGCTTAATGATATAGTTACACAGTGTGATCCAGAGTTAAACTTGAGCGGACTTGCAACAATTCAAAGAATGCAGCCAGGCGTAGAGTTAAAGTCTCACACAGATCAACATACAGACCCATCAATAAAATATGCCACTATAATTTATTTAAACGATGAGTATATAGATGGAGAAATTTTCTTTCCAAATCTTGATATATCTTTGAGGCCAAAACCAGGAGATTTGCTGTTTTTCCCAGGGGATGAAGAGCATGAGCATGGCGTTAAGCATGTTGGAGAAGGACCCATAAGATATGTTATAGTAGGATTTGTAAAGGTTTCAAACTTTTATCAAGACAACAAGTACTCATGAATGGAGAATACAGATGAATAAAAACATCCTAGAAGAAAAGGTCTACTACTACACAAACGTAATTGAAGATCCAAAGAAGTTAATGGCTGCAATTGAAGGCGATGAGTCAACAAACTGGGGCGAATGGGCTGCATGCAGCGGGGAGCATTATGTGTATGGAACTGATAGAAGCATATCTTCTTCAGAATCTCAGGGAATTAAAGATGCTAACAATGATTATATCTACAATACCTTAAAAGATGCTTTTGATGTTGTAGCTAGAGACTATGCAAAAGCTCAGGGTATTACAGAAGAACCAAAACTTTTTGATATGTACCCTATTAAGAAGTATCAAGCAGGAACATACATGGGGGCACACTTTGACCAACAAGAAGGGGATGAAAGACTAAAGGTTTCTTTTGTAATGTACTTAAATGATGATTACGAAGGCGGAGAGATTTCATTTACAATCGGATCACCTGACGGACCAATGTATAATGGTGGACCTCACCCTGATATGGATCTTGCAAAAGCTCAAGACAATTCTTTTACGTTTTATGTAAAGCCAGAGGCAGGAAGCGTTATTGTTTTCCCTCCTTCGCCTCCATATCACCATACAGCACACTTAGTTAAGAGTGGCTTTAAGTATATGGTTCCACAACACTGGATTCATTAATTTGAAAACAGCCATAGTAACGGGGGCTAGCAAGGGCGTTGGCTATGCTACAGTAAAACTTCTATCTGAGAATGGATATAAGGTAATAGCTGTTTCTAGGAACCTTTCTAAAGTTAATGAACTTGTTTCAGATAATGTTGAGACATATCAGATGGATATTACTAGTCCTAACGAAATCAAAGCCTTTTTTGAAAAATACAAGGATATAACTCTTGATCTTCTTGTAAATAATGCTGGTGGAGGGTCAGGTCCTACCTTTATCATTAATGAAACAATGGATAACTTTAGAAGAGCATATGATATTAATGTCTCTGGTCCAATGTATCTTTCTCAGCTTTTTGTTCCGTGCATGAAAAGGTCTGCTTCTCCAACCATCATATTTGTAAGTTCTTTAGGAGGAAAGGTTCCATACCGTAGTGGTGGAAACTACATAAATGCCAAGAGAGGCATGATGGCGCTAGTTGATACAATGAGACTAGAGTTCCCTGAATACGGAATCAAGATTACTGAGATATGCCCAGGAACCATTGATACGCAAATAGAAAAGCGTGAAATAGCCTTAACTGCTGAAGATCTTGCAGAGTCTATTAGATGGGTATCAGAGCTACCAAGTCATTTTAATATTAACCATATTGAAATGAACCATATAAGTAGTAGCAAGTTTGGGTAAAGCTAGGCAGGGAATTTAGACATCCAGAACTTAGTTCTTGGAGTCATTCCCTTCCAAGCAGACCAGTTCTTTCCACCATTACTCATGTGGTATGCAACCTGTGCATTAATAACAGGGTTTAATAGTTCGCTATTGAAGTTAAGTCCAAACTTGTCCTGACGACCTTCCTTTAGCATTCCCAGCATATTAATTTGGAAGATGCCATAAGAGTTGTCACCAGTCTTTACATTGCCATTAAAAGCCAGTGGTCGCCCATTAGACTCTTTTTTAGCAACAGCCCAAGCCTTTACAAGTCCTTGACCACGAAAACCAACTGCATGAAGCAGTTCTTTTAATTGACGGTCTGTAAGACTAACAGCGTCTTGATACTTGTGTAGAACGTTTAAGTTCTTTTTTACTGCTACCAGACTTTTAGGCTTAGAAACCAAAAAAACCGCCTTGGCGGTTGAAGGTTCAGCAATGGCTGGTTTACTCAAATTATTATCAATACTTAAAGCGTTAGCTGCATTACTTAGTGGTGCAATAAACCCAAGTGCAGCAAGGATTCCAATCCATATCTTTTTATCTCTTCTCATAATAATAACCTCCTAGAGACTAAAGATGCTACCCGTTGGTAGCACTATCTAAGTATAACATGAAATTGACCCAAAAGACAAGTTTTGGTAATATTTTTTGAAATTATTTTATTTGTTGTTTTCATCGTGGTATAATATAAAAATGGCTACATTTAGAGGACAAGCATCTACATACGACATTGGAGAAAGACCACCATTCGTAAATTGGACCTTTGTCAAGGGGGACACAGCAGCATTTAAAGTTTATTTAACTGATGATGCAAAGGTACCTCTTGTAATTCCAGACTGGAATATTTCTATGCAGATTAAGCGTCCAACAACTAATCCAGTTGTACCTGGAGAGATTACAGATACAGCAACACTTATTCATACGTTAACTCCAATACAGGATGCTGATGATCTAGTTGGTGAGTTTACTGTTTCTTTGTCAGCAAGTCAAACTTCAGTACTTCAGACAAACGATATATTTGATATTGAGGTTTCTTTAGGTGGAGACGCAATAGTTTGGACGGTAGCTCAAGGCAAACTTATTGTCCTTGAAGATGTGACTGCATAATGGCTAGCGTTAAGATATACGAAAAGCGACCAGTATTCACAAAACGAATTGAAGAAGATTTTTCTATCAAAACATCAATTAGTGCTCCAAGCAAAAATGTAGCTATTAACTCTACACTTCCTTTTAGAATCAGATTAACAGCAATACGTATTGAAGCAGGTGGAGCAAGTGCTGTTCCTCCAATTCCGCTTCAAATCATAGGTTACAGTAATTATATACTTTGATATAACATGATATAATTAGGGCATGGCCAAGCTTCCAATAAGCAACATAAAATCAACTTTTCAAACAGGTGATCGCCCAACACAGGCAGATTATGAAAACCTTATTGATACTACTGCTGCTCAAGCAACAGACCTAGGTTCTGCAGGTAATAATGAGAATACAGTCAACGGTATTGAGACAACAACAGTAATTGATAACTTTGATGCAACGGTATGGCGTATGGTCAAATACTTAATCTCTATCAAGAAAACATCTGCTGGAGATAATAAGTTCTACGCAACAGAAATGACGATTCTTGTTGATGGTACAGGTGTATCAGTCAGCGAGTATGGAACAATAGACAATGATGGGAATATTGGCACCATTAATGTCTCTAGGGTGGCTAATACAGTAAACATTGCTGTAGAGCCAGTGGTGGGAATTACGCCTGTAACCGTACGATTTGCTCGTATTGGTCTCAAGGCCTAACCAACAAGGAGATAGAAAGTGGCAACAGTAAATAAAAACTTTAAGGTAAAGAATGGTCTGGTTGTTGAAGGTACAACAGCTACAGTTAACAACTTTGACGTTCTTACAAAAAAGCAAGCAGACCAAGATTATATCGTTGGTCTTATTGGTGGTACAGCAACATCTGCTAACACAGCAAACACAGT